TCCCGTGGGGGCCCAAGGGGCTACGGGCGCGAGCGGCACGCCGGGAACCAACGGGGCAACCGGAGCCACCGGAGCTGCGGGCAATACCGGCCCTACCGGAGCCAAGGGCGCGACCGGCACTGCGGGGCAAAACGCGTTCGGCGTCACGACGGCCGATTTCGTTCAACCGGCGGTCGGCACCACGGTCACAATCCAAGTGGATTCCACCGCTTGGATGGGGATGGGGCAACCCCTCTTCATCGAAACCGGCGGGGATTACATCATCGACGGGATCGCATCGGGCACGATCCTCACCGTCACCAACGTCGGGGATAGCGTCAACGCATCCCCAGGGACGACCATCCCGAGCGGATCGACCGTAAGCCCGGGGGGTTTGCAAGGGGCTACGGGACCGACCGGGCCTCAGGGCATCACCGGGCCCCTGGGTGCAACCGGCGCCACCGGCGCAACGGGCGGGATCGGAGCTACCGGAAGCACGGGGCCGACGGGAATCACCGGTGCGACCGGTGCCGGGGTCACCGGGGCTACAGGTGCAGTCGGTTCTACCGGGCCCACGGGGCCGGTAGGGATCACGGGCGCTACCGGGCCGCAGGGGAATCAAGGAACGACAGGGCCGACCGGACCCACGGGTGGTCAAGGCGCCACCGGGGCTACTGGGGCCACCGGAACTACGGGGGGCGCCGGGAGCACGGGCGCCACCGGCACGCAAGGGACGACCGGACCGACGGGCGCGCAAGGAACGACTGGGGCCACCGGGGCGACCGGGGGTCAAGGCGCGACGGGGGCGACGGGATCAACGGGGGGCCAAGGGGCCACCGGCGCGACTGGAGCTCAGGGAACCACCGGACCGACGGGCGCCAACGGAGCCAATGGTGCTACGGGCGCAACTGGGGCCACGGGGGCCCAGGGGGTCACCGGCGCCACCGGGGTGGGGTCGCTCAACCCGCCGGTCACAACGACGGTCCACACCAATAGCAGCAATGCGATCTATACCATCGACTCTACGGGGGGCGGGGCCGATAGTATCATCTGGCACAACAAGACGGGCAATACCTCTTACGTTTTGCCGGCGCCGACCGCGGGGCGACTCCTTCAGCTCCAAGATCGCCGGGGCTCGATCCAAACCCCCAGCAATTGGGTGTCGATCGTGCCCAACGCGGGGGAGTCGATCAATAGCTCTGCCGGCTTCGCGATGACGGGCACCGTCACGACGAACGGTACAACGGCAATCGTTGGTTCGAGCACCCTCTTTACTCAAGAGACCTACGTTGGGGCCTCGATCATCATCTCGAATCAAGGCGGGGTCGACTACATCATCGCATCGATCACCGACGACACCCATCTTACTCTCACGACCGCCTTTACGGGGGCCTCCGCAAGTGGGCTTACGAGCCTTCGCACAAGCCTCCTCTTCGCCGCAAACTACGGGCGGCTCTACATCGAATCCGATGGTACCAACTGGTCGATCAACGGCGACGGCACACCGACGCGCATCCAATTTACGGCGGCAACCTCGTTCATACCCCCCGCTGGGGTAGCTGCCGGGGTGGCCGTAGGCGCAGGCGGCGGAGGTGGTGGAGGCGGCGGCGGCACAACGTCCAGTCAGAGCGCGGGTGGTGGCGGGGGCTCGCTCGAGGGCCGAAAGGATGTTGCCTTTACACCGAACACCTCATATGCAGTTACGATCGGGGCGGGGGGTGCGGGGGGTAACGCGGGCGCCAATATCGGCACCCACGGGGGGAGTACAGCGCTCGGGTCGCTCGTAACTTTCCCGGGAGCATCGGGCGGTCAATCGAACACCGGCGGAGGGGCGGGAGGGATCGCCGTCACATCCACCGGGGCCACAAACGTTTACCAAAATAACAACGGCATCGGCGGGTCCGTCGCCGGGGGTGGGGACGGGGGTAATTCCAGCGGCCCACCCGCAGGTGGCGGCGACAATCCGTCCGGAGGTCTGGGTGCAGCCGCAGGAACGTCTTCGGGCATATGGTATGGAGGGGCCGGTGGAGGCGGCGGCCCGCGCGGTAACGGCGGCGCCGGGGGTACCGGTAGCAACGGCGGTACCGCGGGCAATGGTGTCGCACCGAGCGCGAACACCGGCGCGGGTGGCGGTGGCGGCGGTACCGGTGCCGCAGGCGGGAACGGCGCTACTGGTGGCTCAGGTTATCTCGATGTCATCTACACTCTCTAAAAAAACAAAAGCGGAAAGCGGAAACCAATGAGTGCCCAAAACATTCCCGGATCGAGTCAAGTCGACGCGTTACGAAACCTTCAATACATCCGCTCTGGCGGCGGGGGCGGAGGCGGCGCTACGGGCCCGACCGGTCCTAGTGGAGCTACCGGCGCAACTGGCGCTACCGGGGCTACAGGCGTTGGGGCTACCGGGCCGACAGGCCCCCAGGGGGCGACCGGGGCTACTGGGCCGGCCATGTTCCAACCTTTCAGCGGCACGCGCTATATCGACCCGTCGAACGTCACCGGCGGCGCTAGCGACTCCAACACCGGGGTCAACCCCACCAACAGCCCGCCGGGCACGGGGCCGATCCTCACGACGGTGCACCTCAACGCGCTGCTCTACGCACGAAGCCTCACTGGGAACACGACCATCACCTACCTGAGTAATGACGTGAGCGGGGTCGGGCTTCTAACCGATACGGTCAACCGAGGGCTCTTCACATTGAACTTCGTCGGAACCCCTCAGGTGGTTCACACGGGGGGCGCAATCAACGCAGGCACTACCGCGATCAGCCCGAGCACCAATCAACGACAGACGGTTCATACGAGCGATCTGACGACCTTCGCGCCCTACGTACTCACCGCGTTGGGGGGCTCTGCAACCCTACCGACCCGCCTCGTTGATACGACAACCAACAGCAGCGCATGGATCGTCTCCGCGACGACCCCGGCGACGCCGAGTATGAGCCGACCCGTGAGCCAAGCGAGCTTCGCGGCCGGGGCCCTCACGATCGGGGACCCCTATGAGATCGTCACCGGCTCAGTGTTGACGCTAGCCGCGAGCGGTGAAGCTCCCAACAACGAACTTGGAAGCACCTCGTTTACTAACTTCGCCTTTACGGCCGCGAGCGGGGAGGGGCCTCTCTCAGTATTCACTCGATGTTCCTTCGACGGTTCGATAGCCACCGGGGGCTCACTTGAAGATTGCTTCGCCACCAATGGATGCGTGGCGATCGGGGTCTCGCTCAACATGGACGCTGGGGTGCTCTACGCACAACCGCTCGTCGATGAGGTCATCGGACCCTTCAATATAAGCAGCGACATCTATATCACGGGGGATTCGTTCGTGGTGGCGTTGGATCAGTATGCGAACATCTTTCTATCGCCAGGAATCGGGGCTGGCATCCAGTTGCAAGATACGACCGGATCCGGAGCGATGCGGGTGCAAGTGCCTACGCAATTGGGGCCGGGCCCAGGGCTCATCTGGGGCACGGGCAACGCCGAAGTTGGGATCTTGATCGATGGAGCTAACGTCGGTTTGTCGGTTCCAAACACGGCGGGGTCGATCCCGACCGTGACCGGTACCGCGGGCGATTTCGGATTCATTGGGCAAGGAAACCTCGGCCTCATCACCGTAGCGCGCGCCTGGGATGACACGGCTGGGGCTTACACTGAAGTAGGGGGGGTAGCTACGCGAACCACCACGTGGGCTCATCTCGTAGCTACCATCGGGGCGGGGGGCTTCAACAACAACGCACATAATGTCGCCACCAATGCATCTGTCACGACGGTCTCGTAAACCGTACGAATGAAATAAAATGGGCCAAAATATCCCGGGGTCATCCCAAGTCGACGCACTTCGCAACCAGGCTGCCCTCAAAGGCGCTACCGGCGGAGCCTCTGGGGCTACTGGGCCCGAGGGCCCCACCGGCGCCACGGGTCCGGCCGGAACTCCGGGGGGAGCCACTGGGGCGACAGGCCCGATCGGCCCTGGCGGCGGCGCGTCTGGGCCCACCGGCCCTTCCGGCCCCACGGGTTCCCCTGGCGCTACGGGTGCAACAGGGAGTGGAGCCACCGGCGCGACGGGGGCGAGCGGTACCGCCGGAACCGTCGGGGCAACTGGGGCGACGGGCGCGGGCGTGACCGGAGCTACTGGGAGCCAGGGGGCGACGGGCGCTACAGGGGCCTCAGGTACAGTCGGGGCCACGGGCGCAACCGGAACGAAGGGGGCCACCGGAGCTAGCGGCGCCAACGCCTTCGGGGTGACCACCGCAAGCTTTGTGCAACCCACCGTCGGGAGTGACGTCAGCGTCAACGTCGACACCACCGATTGGATGGGGCTCGGCCAACCCGTGTTCGTAGAGACCGGGGGTGACTACACCGTGGCGGGCATCGCCAGCGGCACGATCGTGAACCTGACCAACGTAGGGGATAGCGTCAATGTGAGCCCCGGCACGACGGTCAACGCCGGTTCAAGTATTAGCCCCGGGGGCTTGCAGGGCGCCTCTGGACCGACGGGCCCCACCGGAACCCAAGGAGCGACTGGCGCCACGGGGGCGCAGGGGATTCAAGGCCCCTCCGGACCCACGGGGGCTACGGGACCGGTTGCGGCGACGGGGCCCACCGGCCCGGCGGGGGTTACCGGGGCGACAGGGCCGCTCGGCGCTACGGGCGCCACGGGCGCAGTAGGAATCACCGGAGCTACGGGGCCGAACGGAAACACTGGCGCAACGGGCGCTACGGGGCCGGGGGGAACGCAGGGCGCCACCGGGGCCACCGGCAGTGGTGGGGCCCAGGGCGCGACGGGCGCCACCGGGGCAAACGGAACGAACGGCGCTACCGGCAATACCGGACCAATCGGTGTGACTGGCGCAACAGGGCCGGCTGGGAGCGCGAATGTTTCTATCGGTACCTTCGCGAGCCGACCGGCCGCGGGCACCGCCGGGCGCATCTATATTGCAACGGATAGCGCAGTAGGCTTCGCGGTAGATAACGGGAGCGCATGGCTTCCAATGCTGGGAGGGATGGTGCCGGGGGTGCAACCGCCGTTGGCGGCTACGTTCACGGCGGTCAATCAAGGGACATCGACGTTGACGGACGCGAACGGAACACTCATCTATACAGGGGTCATCGACACCGGGACAACCTTCCGCGGTTATGTGCAGTCGTGGCCCAGCGGAACCACGAATACTAATACGATCGAAGGGTCAATAACTCAAATTGGTAACGCGGCGAGTTCGGGGGCCACAAACGGTTTTCCGTCTTTCGCTATTGTTATGCGCGAGTCTGCTACGGGCAAGATGCTCCAGATTGAGCTCATCTTCCAAACCGATGCCGGTGGATCAGGCGGTTTCCCTGGCGCATGGTTTACGACAGTTTCTACATGGACCGCCGCTAGCGGTTCGGGGAATAGATCCGCCACTAACTACACGTTCCCCGATCACGGAACGGGGTCGGCGGTATTTATGCGACTCCGGCGTGCTACCGCAAACATTTTCGTAGAGATGAGCCGCGACCGCCAAAACTGGGTCCAGATTGGTAATAGCCTCGCGGTGACAGCTGTTTTTACAACGGCGCCGGACCAGTATGGGATCGGCGGTTTCGGCCAGATCGTTTTGACCACCGGGCAATGCATGCACCTCGTTGCCTCATGACCGTTGGATGGTTAGGCTCTCAGTAAGGAGACGCATTATGAAACTCAACTACCAGCTATATGCAGCCCCCGGTTCTGTTATTGTTGTAGGCGCCGACACTAACGGCGTACCGGATCTCGTAGGAATAAGCGGGCTTACCGCACCAGTCTTCGTAGGCGTACCTACGTTAGAGTCAGGGTCGACGATCTTCGTCACCGATACTGACGGATCCTGTAACGCTACGAATTACATCCAAATCAACTACTTCGTTGGCGCCCCTATCGTTCTATCGACCCCGTATGCCTCAGTCGAGATCATGACGCTACCTACCGGCATGGTCGCTATTACGCAAAAGTAGCGTTCACTTATCGACGCATCGCCCAATCAACGCCACGCCGCGGTCCTTCACAAAAGCCCCCGCGGCGCCGCACCATCCAACCTCGAGCCGCCGGACCGTCTCTGGCGTCATGCAGTAGGCACCGTAGCCCTCTGACACCTGGGTCAACCCCGGGAGGCAGTCACGCGGAGTCAGCGCCGAACCGAGTTGTGCTCCAAGCGCGAGAGCTAGAGCACAACCGACGCCGTAGGCCGCCGCGAGAAGCCCGAAGGTCTTCACCGGCTCTTCACCGCGCGGAGCTCGAGTTGGGCCTTCTCCGCGAGGGCCCCGCAAGAGCGTAGCGAATCCAGCATCGCGTTCCCCTTATCCGGGCCCAACGCCGCGAGCACGCTCGACTTGGAAAGGCGTTCGACCATCTTCTCGACCAGCTCCACGGTGCTCCCGTCGGGGCATTCCCCGGGGCCATTGGCGGCCACCCAAGCGCGGATCTCTTCGCCGAGGCGATCGGACATCCGATTGAACTCACGACGGGCCTGGTGAATGGCGCCCACACGTTGAGCCGTAAGGGGGCCGCCGGCCCGTTGCAATACCGTCAGCGACGTGGTGTTGGTCGGACACGCACTCCAGGCGGGGCAGTACGAACACCAATCGCCGGGATGGAGCCACCCGTTACCGAGCCGCTTCCAAACTTTGGTCAACTCCGTGCGGTGCTGGCACAAGTCAGAAACCGTCAACTCGTCGGCCATCACTTGAGGGAGGCCCTCGAGCGGTGCATGGAAGAACGCCACGATCACCAAGTCGGGGGCATACAGATCAGCGAAGGCTGTTGCCAAGGAACGGAGCTGGCCATTCTCGGCTGGGGTCCGGGGCTGCCAGTCGGCGGCGACGTTCCACCCCGACTTGTGGTCCAGCACGAGCAAAACCTTCGCTCCCTTCGGTTGGAGGTGCATCGATCCGCCGGCGCCTAACGAAACTAAGTCTGCGGTGCCTGGAAACTCCTCCTCCAACGCTTCGGGGTAGTCATGCGCATTCCCCGGCCCACCCGGAAGTAAACGCGTGGGTCCCCCCGCCATATTCAGCGCGGCGGTCACCTCGGTGGAAACCTTGCCACGAGTGAAGTCGAGACCCCACATATTCGACCCGCGAAGCCACTTGAGCAGCACCGGCAGCGCGGAACCCACCCGATCGCGCAGCTCATCGACGTCGACATCCCACTTCTTTGCGGAGGCCTTTGCGTTGAAGCGCTTCCCCCGCAATATCGCCTCGGCCCCCTCATGGAAGGCGCTTCCGAATCGGGTGCGTTCACCGACGGTCTCGGCGTGGACCGACTTGAACCATGGGTAACTACATTGAAAGAGCAGATCCGTTTTGCTCATCGTGGGCCGCACGAGCCGAACCAACTCCGCCGGCGGGTCCGTCGAATCTGTCGCGAGGGATTCCGCAAGTTCACCCGACAGCGATGCGACCCGCGCGGGAATCTTGCGAGGGCCCGATCCGTTGACGACCCGGAGCCTTACTTTTGCCACGGTTGACGCACTCCGACGGCCAATTCGCGGAGCCACCAGACTAGGGCAGCCAACGCAATGAGGGGCCAGACCGTAGCGATCCCCACATCTAAACCGTCGACCGGGGGATCGCCCTCTTGTCGATCGCCAGCCATGGCGCGTAGGTAAGTCCCACCGCCGAGGATCCAAAGTAGGCCCGCTAAAACCCAACCCATCATGTTCATGGCCTCAACAAGAGAATGCCGCACAACAGGGCGCTCATCCCCAGGATCGACTGCAACACCGAAAGTGGCTCGACCCAGGTAATGATCGCGAGCGTCACGACGAAAGCCGCCAGCCCATACTTCATGAGAGCGCGCGACGAAGAGCGATACGACCGGCGGCGCTGATGGAGATCACCGCATCCTCGTGGCCCGGCACCAGCACAATCAACCGCGGGCGCATCTTGAACAGATCGTCGAGCTGGTCTTCTACGGCGTCGAAAAAGCTGGCTTTGCAGGCGCCGAATTCCTCGAGCGTTTGGAGAATGTTGATCTGCTCGTGGGTGAGGGGCGCAACATCCGGCGATTCGAATTCAACCAGTTTGAGGGTCATCGGGGGTTCAACCGAGCGGCGTGGGGGAGGGGGTAGGAATGTTCCAGGAATGATGGTCCAGTTTGGCCCGGCGACGCCCGTTCGTAAAGGGGGTTTTTGCCCAAAAGCATGCGGATGCCGTCGATGAGATCGCGCTCTTCGGGGGATGCACGGCGGGGGGTGTAACTATGGGGCATCGAGAGCTTCGTGGTGGTGGGATACGCGGGTTAGTGACGGAGAGTTCCGCCGGGCCTCACCTCGATCGCTGCCGCGAACCTGCCTTGATAACGACAGCGACGAACGTGCCGCCACCAAAGCCTATCGCGTAAGCCGCGATAAATATCGGCCGGTGAATTGCCTCGCCGAGCCCTATGCAAGTCACAAGGGCGTTGAACATAGACCACAACGAGGCTCGCGCCGGCTGTCCTTGCTCGGAGTGATGCACCCAAAACACGCAGCCAGCCTCGTATGCAGCGCCGCAAAGAGACGTGAGCAACAATGACCAGATCATCTCGACATCCTGGTCATCGCGGCGCGCGCCGAATCTTGCGATACAACCATCGCGCCGCAGGGAAGTGCCGTCGTCCGCTCAGCAGAAAGGCGCCGACAGCGAGGTAGATGATGATGTCGCGCAGCATGGTCATCGCGGCGCGCAGTCTCTACGTCGTCGTCCGGTCATCAGGTCTCTGGCGTGAGACACCGTAATTCCGTAGCGGTCGGCCAACGTTCTGGATGTTGCTCCAGCCGCCGCCAACGACCGAAGCTCGACGAGTTGCTGAACATCAATAATGCCGTTTGGGTTCGACCGACCGAAGAGTCGCCCAGTGCGTATGCGGCCCTTCGCGATCATGTCGGCAGTATTGTCGAAAGGTAGCCCAAGGAACAAGTGATCCGGATTCACGCATGCCGGCGTGTCGCAACGATGACACACGAACATACCGGCAGGCACAGGCCCAACGAACAGTTCGTAGGCAACTCGATGCGCACCGCGCCATCCACCTGGAACGCCCAGCCGACCATATCCGGCGTCGTTCAGCGCCGCCGTCCAAAGCCAACACCCGGTGTTGGGTTCTGCCGTGTACTTACCTTCAAAGCGCTGGCGGACAGTGGGTTTCATGATATTAGGTCGCGCATTCCTGGCACGGTTTATTCACCACGTATCCGAGCGCGCCGGTAGCGTCTTCCTCCGTCTCGCCCGATCCGCCGCACGTTCCGCACACCGCCTTGCGCGCGGGCTCGGGGGCGGACGTCAGTCGACCGCCAAACGTATCGCCAGTGTCGAGCTTGGCGAACGCGCTCATCGTCTCGGCCATCGCTCGGTTTTGTGCCTTGCACTCCGCAAGCTCCGAGTCGCGTGCGGCGAGCTTTCTCTCCAGGTCAACGCGAATGCCCTCGGCCGCGTTGAGAGCGTTTGTAGCTGCCCGCAATCCCATGTCGTTACGACGCTCGTTTGCCTTCGCCTCCGCCAACTCCCCCGCAAGCCGCTGGAGCAAGCGGGCGGCGCGCTCGCGCAGTAGGCCACCAGGCTCGCAGCTCTCGCCCAGATCCTGTATCGCCTCCGCCACTTCCTCTGGCAGGACGGGCGAAGATAGCTGCTCGAGGGCGACGATGGCTTGCCCGATCAGCGCATCGTAATCGTCACATCTCACGTCGCGACGCTTGGCTCGTAGCGCGGCGATTATGTTTTCGGGCGTCATTCGCTCTTCTCCTCTTTCGTCGAGGAGATGGCGGCGTTTGCGGTCAGCGTCAACTCGTGCCGGATCGCCTCGACGGTTCGCAGTGCGTCATCCGCGGCGACGGTGCCGAGCCATCCGATGGCACTCTCTAGCGAGTCGAGAGCTTGCTCGAGTAGCGACCTTAGCGCCCGCTCGCGTTTCTCAACGGCGGCTTCGTGGATGTAGACGTGCGGATCCGTCCGATGCGGACAGTCGGCGTGAAGCGCGCCTGTCGCATGCTTGTACATCGTGATCCGCTCCGGCGGCGGCTTCGGCGCGGTCATCGGCGCCTCAGAAGGTACCAGGCGCGATACACGATCGCGCCGAACAGAATGACGAACAACAGGCCTACCCAGGCCACGTCCGCTGCGCTCCAATCGAGGCACTGCGCCATCACGCACCACCCTTCCCAAGCCCCATCTCGCGCGCGACGGCGCGGATTAGATCAGGCCAGCTCGCAGCAGTGGACCATCGACGGGAGCACTTGTCGATCAGCGCCTCCACATCGAACGCGGGCGCGGCGGCGAAGCGCGCTCTGAGAACGCGCTCGAATGCGTCGATGCCATCGCCGATCGATGCCCAAAGCTTGAGCATCGTTTCCGTCCACCACGCCTCGTCCCGCACCACGGCCGGCGCGGGCGCGGCGAATCGGTGTGCGTTCGCGCGGAGCACGTCGACGCAAGCGACCACGAACGACGCTTTGCCATTGTCGGCTGGTCCGTGCGCCCAACGCTTGCGCCAGATCTCCTCCGCCATCGCCGCGAAGTCGGGCTCGGGCGCAACGCCCCTTTCCCGCCGGCACTTCTTCTCCCAAGCCTCGTTCCACGCGCGCTCCTCGTGCGCCGGATAGTTGGGACCGACCGGCTTCTCCACCTCCGCCGGCACTTCCGTGCCCGCTTCGCAGGGCAAAGCGTTGACCAGCTGGACAAGGGTCTCCTTGTAGCGAACCATCGGGTCTTCGAGCATCGCCAGTATCGCGTCTCGGTCGGCCTTCTTGATCATGCGCCTTTTCCTCCCTTGATCACTTTCAACTCTGGTAGCCCCTTGAGCCGCCTCTTCATCTGACGCACATCCCACGGCTCGGATTCATTCTTCCGCGCCGGTTTCTTCAACGGCGCCCCATCACTCCGGCGCCGAATCTCCGGCATCGGCGGCGCCGCGAGCGGGTTACCCGCCCGGGATTCGACTACGATCTGAGCCCGCGCCAAGGTCGCCAGCCGAATGAAGTCGGCCGGTGTGATGCCCTGGATTTTGGCCGCCTTGATCACGAACTCCACCTCGACGTTAGTAAGCCCGAGGCCGTTGAAGCAAGGGGGCTGAAGTCTCATCCGCGTCTCATCTGGGGTTGCCTTGGGTTTCATCCGGGCGGCGCCGCAACCCGTGGAATCTTGGGGAAAAGCCTTGCGCACAGCGGGTGTGCTCGGTAGCTTTACTTGCTCGGGCGGGCCCGTCAATGGGCCGCGGGCAACTTTTCTCTGAAAGGCGGCGAGACGATGGTGGTACGTGGCTAAGGCCCCGCCGAAGGCGCAGAAACCCACCGGCCCCAAAGCTTCGAGCTTTGTGGATTGGCAGGATCTTCTCATCCGAACCAAGCGAGGGGAGCCCGTCTCGTGCTCGTTGAACGTTCAGATCGCACTCGAGAACGACCCCCAGTGGGCGGGCCTCTTCGCATACAACACCTTCGTCGGTGAGATCGAGGCACTACGGGAACCGCCGTGGCCCCGCAGCCTTCAGCCGGGCGAGGCGCCTACCAAAACCGAGGTCCGGCGGTACTGGACCGAGGAAGACAACATCCGGCTCGCGATGTGGCTCACCGAGCGGTTGCGGATCCCGATCGGCAAGAACGAGGTACGTGATGCCCTCATCATCCTCGCGCGGCAACGGCCCTTCCACCCGGTCCATGAGTGGCTCGAGGGACTCAAGTGGGATGGGAAGGAACGGCTCGGGGGCTTCCTGATACGCCACGCCGGGGTGGTCGATGAGCACGTGATCCGATCCGTCACCGCGAAGTGGATGATCGGCCTCGTGAAGCGGATCTACGAGCCCGGGTGCATCTTCCGCATGGTGTTGATCTTGGAGGGTGAACAGGACACACGGAAGTCATCCGCGCTCGAAGCCTTGGTGCCGAACCGCGAGTGGTTCATGGCCTTCACCGCCAACATGGCCGACAAGGATGCCTACCAGGTTTTGCGGGGGGCTTGGCTCGTCGAGTTGGCCGAGCTCGACTCCCTCAACAAAACCGGCACCAGCGCGATCAAAGGGTTCATCTCCAACCCCACCGACAAGTACCGACCGAGCTACGGCAAAGGGCCGATCCTATTCCCCCGCCAGTGCGGCTTCGGGGGCACCACGAACGAGCACGACTACCTGAAGGATATGACGGGGAACACGCGCTTCTACCCCGTCACGATCACCCGGGCGGTGAACGTGGAGGCGATCGTGAAAGAGCGAGATCAGCTCTGGGCCGAGGCCGTGGCTCGCTACAAAAAGGGGGAGCCCTGTTACATCACCGACGCTGGGGTGAAGAAGAAGCTCGCTGACCGCGTCGAGGAGCGACGGCAGATCCACCCCTGGGAGGAGGAGGTAGCGAAGTGGCTCGCGAAGCTACCACCCCCGCGGCGGAAGGGAGGCATCACCGTCAACGACATCTTGAAGGGGGCCCTCCAGAAGCACACCGCCGACTTCAAACAGGGGGATACCCAGACGATCGCGGCGATTCTACGGACCCTCGGGTGGACGAAGGATGGCCGAAAAGAGAGCCTCCGCCCCGACGGAAAGCGCGACTACCTGTACTTCGCACCGCCAGCGGCCGCGGGTTCGGGGTTGCGGGTCGTAACCCCGTTGGGGCGTTTAGCCGAGAAAAATCTAGACACCCAAGACAGCCCTAGACGAACGAATGGTCGAAATCCGGCCGAAAACTGATGCTCTGTCTAGAGTCTAGGGTGTCTAAGGTGTTTATAGAAACTATTCCAAGAGACATAGGTGGTGGGGGTGGTGGTGTGTTCTGGGGAGCTCCAGCCCGAAATCGCCTAGACAGCTAGACAAGTTAGACTCGTGAATCATCTCGCGTAGTTACAACGAAAATGGGGTTAGACACCCCCAAGACACCCTAGACCAACGGTAGAGGAATAAAACATGGGGATCATTGAAGAAATCGAAAAATGGCTCGAAGGCCGGGGGCAGTGGTGGTCCCCCGAAGGGAAGAACCTGTTGATCCGAGCGGTGGCGCGCCTCCGCGAGCTCGAAGGAGCCGCCCACAAACCGGAGGGGCCGAGCGCATCGAGCGTCTTTTTGGACCTCACCAAAGTGGTGGTCGATCTACGGAAGCGGATCGAAGCGCTTGAGGCCCGCGAGGAAGCGCGGGGCGGGGCGCGGGCCGCCGAGGAGGTGCGTAGGCCCATGCCGAAGGCGCAACCGACATGCCCCGGGGCCCGCGAATTCCGGTCGGACCTCGACGATGACATGCGCTATGAAAGCGTCGCCGAATGACTACGCCCCTCGACCTCCACACCGCTTACTTGAACTACCGGGCCCTCCTCGCTCGTGAGCAATGTCGGATCTGCGGTCGTACGCAAGATGTCGACGTGCACTTCCCGCCGAGCGACTTAGGGGCTCCGGCGGAGCTCCGAGTGCGGTGCCCGGAGCACGTCAACAGCCCGATGCCGAAGGCGCCTTGACGCCCCGCCCGTCTCAAAGTAGTCTCAATTCCAGACGCTCGACGTTCCTTTCCCCGGGAGACTTCGGCGGCTCGCTCGACACCCCCCACGCCTCGCCGCCTGGGGGGTGTTGCCTTTTGAGCCCTATTGAGGCGCTTCCCGCTTGCGCAGCCATAACCGGGCGGTACCATAAACCCCGATGCATCGTTGGGGTTGGGTTCTCATCGTGGCCCGTTGGTTCGGTTGGCGCCCCTGATGCGCGGGTTGACCGCCCTCGAAGCCGAGGTGTTGGCCCTCGCAGCATCGCCCCCGACGATTCGGGTCATCGCCGACCGCGACCAACGGGTTGCCGCGGAGGCCCTCGTAGCCGCCGGACGTGCCTACTTCGTGCCGGCCCCCGAATATGGGGCGAACGCCCGGCGGTTATTTCCGACCGCCGAGGGGCGGGTGGCGCTCATGATCCATCGGTTCCTTCGGGTCGAGGCCTAGGTGGTTGAACACCCCGGGGCCCTATTCGTGCTGATCCTGACGATTGCCGTTTGGGTCGCCGTCATGGCGATCCCCACCGAGAAAGATTGAGGGCCCCATGGGTGATACCGACCAGACGAAGAAAAAGCCCGAGCCGGTCATCCCGATCGGCCCCATCACCGCCTGCATCGCGGCAGCGCAGCATCGGCTTTCGGTGAGTAAGTGCGGTCGGTCGGTCGAGAAGGAATTTATCTTCACCGACGCCGACTACGCGGTGGGGGCTTACGACCGGGCGGTGCGGAACATCCCCCCGACGGCGTTGGCCGCATGCCCTGACTGCATCAAGGTGCGGCGTCGTGAGGTTGAAGAGGATTCGACCAGCCGTGCAAAATAGTTGGTGGCTCGCCGGCCTGGGGCTGTTGATGGTAGGGTGCATGCCCGCAGCCCCGGCCACCGCCTACCGGGTTTGCTTCTCCTCGAATTTTACCCCCGCCGAAATCGAAGCCGGGCTTGGTGCCGTCGACGATTGGGTTTGGAACATCCCAGAATTGAAAATGCAAGCGGTAACCGGTGGTGAATGCCCCCTCGAGAACGCCGGGGGCCCGGTCATCGACGTAGCCCCCGGCGCTCTCAACGAAGGCACCGGCGGCCTGACCTACTACTACCGGAACTACGACCGTGAATTTGCTACCGTGACGATCGATACGTGGCTCGAGGGGCAACCCGGGTTCACGTTGCAACAGGTGTTCGCTCACGAGTTCGGGCATGGCATGGGGTTGGCGCACACCGGGCCCGGCACGATCATGTGCTGGTCGACCGCATGCCAATCGCCGGGGGTTACCATTGGGGATGTCGCGCAGTGGCGGTCGATTCGTTGAGGCGTTGCGTTTTTCTACTTGCGCCCGCTAGGGTGATGGTTTAGCTTCACATCTCACCGGCGGGGATGGAACCCCGCACGAAGGCCGCCAAACACGCCGCCTTGGTTTCTTTGAGCGAGCCACCGAAAAGTCACCGGAGGAATCGAGATGCCGAAGGATAAGGCGAAGTTCGTTCAGATCATGGCCGACGACGGGAGCTTGTTCGCTCTCGATTCAGATGGCCGAGTGTGGGAACTCGACGGCGAGGAGGATTGTTGGTGCCCGCTCACCGACAAGCGCGAAACCGACGGGGATAACTGATGCCCGTCTCCGCCACCGCCCTCGAGTTCGACACGCATCTTCGGATGCTGCTGATGTCCCCTCCGAAGGTCGGCAAATCGACCCACGTCATCTCCACGAGCCCGGGCCCCGTGCGGGTTCTGCTCTGCGAATCCGACACCGCCCTCCGCGGGGCCCAACGGGAGTCGAAAAACTTCGACTTCGAGCGCATCACCGGGTGGGATTCGATGATGAAAGCCGTCGTCGAGGCCAAACGGGATGCGAAGGCCGGCGCCATCAAAACCGTGGTGGTTGACCCCATCACCACCTTCGCCGATCGGCTCCTCGCCGAGTGCGTGCATGCGACCCTCACCAAGGAGGGGAACGAAGATGGGCGTAAGGCCCATCCCGAGTTCACCAAGCGGATCGTGCATCTCGTCGACCTCCTCATGACGATCCCGGCCCACCTCGTCGTGATCGCCCACCACATGGAGACCGGCGGTGACGACGATGGGAAGAAGCTCGGCATGGGGTTGGTACCGCTCATGCCCAACACCGCCTCCCGTACGAAGCTCGGTGCCATGTTTTACGACGTCGTATGGATGGACATCGCCAAGGCGGGGCAACCCGAGTACCGCGGCCGCACGTTCGTGACGGGGCCTGATGGCTGTTGGGGCCCCGGATGCAGAAGCTTGGCGGTCAACGACAAGCTGCCGGCCCATATCGGGGAATTCATCAAGGCGATGAAGGCGGGGGAGACCGGGGCTGCGAAGAAGATAAACGGGGCCGCGTCGACGACGGGGAAACCATTCACGGCGTCATCCAAGCCGCAAGCGCAGGTGCGCCGATGAAGATCATCATCGAAGGCAAGCAGGGTGAAGGCAAGAGCCGCCTCGCTTCTCACGTCGCGGCGGCGCTCATGACGATGGGCTTCACCGTTCACCTCTACGACCGTGAGTCGGAAGGAAATGGAGACCCCGTGAGATCAGGGCCGGCCATCAACAAGAAGTTCGCCCGAATCTTCGTAAGGCAAACACCATGAACCGCTGGCAACACTTCTACGATCTCGCCGCCGCTCAACTCGCGGTCACCTACGCCCAAACCCGCAACTTCGACGTCGCCGAGAAAATCGCGGCGGCGAAACGGATGGCGGCCGATGCGAAGGCGTTTGCGGATGCTTTCAAACAGGTCGAGGAGGCAGCCTTCGATCCGGAAGCTACTGAGGAGCAAGCAACTGAGCGGCTTCGGCGTCAGTTGGGGTTACCTCCGAGCCTCGTGCCGGTGACGAGTTCACTCCACGGCCCTAAACTCGCGGGTGTCATTCCCGTCGATGAGCCTCTCGGTGAGGCATCTCGCACCGCCACCCTTATCGCCGGCGACGACTAAAAACTTTGGCGAGATGCTTCGGCCATCGCCAGAGCCACTGCAACGAAAACGCATCCATCATCAGGAACACACACCAAACACCAATGACCCAGACTCAGAACCACCAGAACAGCGGCGGCACCTACGCGGGCGCCAACTTCGAGCCCATGTCCTACGACGTCGAGGAGATCCAACCGGACGCCTACGACGGCGAGTACGAGGCGACGATCGAGAAGGTCGCCTTCAAGGGTACGAAGAGTAAGAACCAGCCGATGATCGAGCTCACGTGGAAACTCACCGGAACCGAAGACGATTCCGAGAACTGCCAGAAGAGCATCGGCGCCCAGGTCCGCGACTGGATCGTTCTCGCGAACGACCGGTCGGGGAACCGCGGCAAGGTCAAGCTCCGCGTCCTCCGGGACACACTCGGGTTGGATCCCGACGTGCTCCCGACCCAGATCAGCTCATTCGATGACCTCGCGGAGCTCGGCAACGCGCTCAAGGGCCAGTCGATGAAGGTCTGGATCTCGACCAACATGGACCCCGACGGCAACGTCCGGACGAACATCAACTACGCGGCCCCGCGCGGCGCGTCGACGATGGCTCCGATGGGCGACGAAGAGGCCGAAGTCGAGGAGAAGCCGGCCCCCAAGGCGGCCAAGGCGAAGCCCGGGCTCCCGAAGGCCGCCAAGGGCGCTCGCCGCTAAGAATTCGGGGGCCTGTTATTGTGCGCTGCGCGCTTCCGCAAACCCCGCAGCCAACCAATCGGGCCAACGATGCCTGCTCCTCCCTCCAGGCGCGAATGAGGGGGGCCCCTTCGGGGGTTTGGGATCTGGGTTTGAAGGCCCGGCGCCGCGTTCGACTCCGGCAGATCCCTCCGACGATTGCGCTTTCAACCAAGGAATTTCCATGCCCAAAGGATTCGGTTCGCTCACCCCCGAACGTCGCCGCGAGATTTCATCCGCCGGCGGTAAAGCCGCCCACGCCGCGGGTACGGCCCATCGCTTCTCGAGCCAAGAGGCGAAGGCCGCCGGGCGGATCGGTGGGTTGAAGGCACGGAAGCGCCAGTTAGCGCTTGATGCCTTGGCGACGCCGCCGGTCACCTACGCGGATTGTCCGGCGACCGAGCCGCCGCCTCCAGCCGCTCCGACGGAGCCCGCGCCAGCCCCGGCCGATCCGCAAGCGGCGCTCGATGCCGCCGAGATCCAACACGTTTACGATGAGGCGACGGCCCGATCATGAGGACGGATACCCTCGTGGGGATTCAAGATGATCGGCCGACACCGCCGGTGCCCTACCCGGCCGCGCGGGGCCAATCTCGGCGCGGCGACCGCATCGTCACGGCCTCCGGGGTTGCCTTCTGGCCGCTCGATCCACTGCCCGCCGAGATTCGGTTGAGTGATATCGCATCGGCCCTCTCGAAGTTGTGCCGCTTCGGGGGCCACATCGAAGGTGATGTTGCCTACTCCGTCGCGCAGCACTCGGTGTTGGTGGCTCTCTCGTTGCCGCAACACCTTCGAGCGCAGGGGCTTCTCCACGATGCTGCCGAAGCCTATCTTGTCGATGTACCGAGGCCCATCAAGAAGTACCTCGTGAACTACGAGGTGATCGAGGCACGGCTCGCGGCGGCCATCGGGGATCGCTTCGGGTTGGAGCTCTGCGAGCTTCCACCTGAGGTCAAGCTGGCGGATGAACGAGCGCTCATGACCGAGAAACGCGACTTGCTCGTGCCGCCGCCGTTCAAGTGGGGCAACGCCGAGCCGTGGAAAGCCCGGATCCAACCGTGGTCACCGGCGGAGGCGCGCAAGGCGTTTTTGGGGCTCGCCGGAAAGTTAGGGTTGCGGTGAGCAACCGGATTTTCTACATCTGGCTTACGGTCGGGTGGATCCTCGCTTTCGGAGCGGTCGCTTTCGGTCAGACGAAGCCGGCGTCGGCCCCCTGCCCGTTCCCGCGTGACGCCGGAACCATCGAGTAGGCGCTTGGCCGTTTACGATCCGGTTGCGTACGGCGCCGAGTGTCACCGCTGCGTTTTGAAGGACGCAACGCCGGTGCCACCCACGCCCGCGGCGAACGGCAAGCCACGCCTCATCATCGTGGGCGAAGGTCCCGGCAGCGTTGAAGTAAACCGCGGTGAGTGCTTCATCGGCCCAAGTGGCAGGATGCTCAACGGGGTCTTGCGCCAGGTCGGGTTCGATCGAAGTGAAGCGCACATCACCAACGCGACCCTTTGCAAACCGGAACGTGACTCGGATGTGAAAGAGGCGATCCCCTGCTGCGCGCCCCGGCTCGCGCGGGAGTTATCCCAATTGGATCCCGCGGTGCCGATCCTGGCCCTCGGAGCCCCGGCTACGCGGGTGACGTTGGGCAAAGCCGGGATCATGAAGGCCCGCGGGTTCGTTTGGCACTCACCCGAGATCCGGGAGACCGCGTTGAGGGCCGTCGACCGCCGGATCGAAAAGGCAAAGGCTGTGTTGGAGACAGCCACGAAGAAGACCAAGGCCAAGCTCGAGGTCAGTTTGGGCAAGGCCCTCGACTCGGCCGCCTTACTCCACGCCCGCGCTCTGTTGGCCGGACGCGTGGTTATTCCAAGCATCCACCCGGCGTTTGTTCTCCGCGGTGCGGACGGCCACTTGCCGCTGTTGCGTATCGACATCGACCGTGCGGTGCGTTGGGCGCGCAAGCCGTTCCCGCTGGTCGACAAGGGGCCCTACCAAGTCGTCACGACGGTGAAGGCAGCCAAGGCTGCGCTGGCGTCGTTCAGTAAAACCGTCGTGGTCGACATCGAAACCGATGGGGTCGACCCGACCACGGCGGAGATGACCTGCGTAGGCATCTGCGACGTCGGCAACGTAAAAAAAGCGTTGCTTCTCGACCCGTGGAAGAAGGCTTTCGTTCCGGTCGTGCGTGACTTCTTGAAGAGCCGTACCGTCGTGACGCAGAACGGCCCCCAGTTCGATACCATCGTGCTCCGCCGCTACGGGATCCACTTCGGCCAAAACGAAGACACGCTCGTAGCCCACCACGCCTTCGCTTCCCACCTCCCCAAGTCCCTCGCGCACATGGGAAGCGTCTATACCGACTGCGGCCCATGGAAACAGAAGTTCAAAGACGGGGCTGAGAAGGGGATCGCTGGGTTCGGGGTCAAGAAGGAAGACCTCGCGGAGTATTGCGCCGCCGACGTTCGGATCACCGCGCTCGTGTGGAAACGTATGGCCCCCGACTTGGCCCCGGAGCGGCGGGTGTATGAGCTCGACATGAAGATGGCGGAGATGTACCGCCGCATGACCGAGCGGGGGATCCGCATCGACGAGGGTCGCCGACGCGAGCTCTCCCGAAAGATGAAGTTCCGCGCGGCCGCGTTGCTTGGTGAGATGCGGTCCCTCCTCAACCAACGCGAGTTTCATCCCCGGCGAGTCGCAGACATAAGGTATGCACTCTTTCAACAATTGAAGGCACCTACCTACCTTGCGCCGCCGACCCCTACGGGCCTCCCGGCGGCCAACGCGGCTGTTTTGGAGAAGCTCAAGGCCGGCACCAACGACGCGGCCACGCTGGCCGACTACATCATCCGGTGGCGTAGCGCGAACGACGTCCGGGCGGAGTACCTCGACAACGTCGTGGCCGGGGCCGACGGGCGCGTACACGCTGGGTGGGGTTTGGGGCCGGTCACTGGAAGGCCGCGCTGTAGGGGCCCGAATCTGCTGAACACTCCACGCATGGAGTACTGCCCCGGGTGCGGCTCGATGCTCGTCGACGGGATGACCCACAAAGAGACCTGCAAGCCAAAGAAACGGAGGGACCCGCAACCGGAGGCGCAGATCCGTGATGTGTACATCCCGGCCGAGGGCTGCGTGTTTGTTTACTTCGACCTCTCCCAAGCCGAGATGCGGTTCGCCGCGAACATCAGCGGCGATGCGGCCTTCATCGAATCGTGCAAAGGTGATGTGCACGCCGGCAACGCGAAGATCATCTTCGGGGGTATCCCCGCGGCCGTCGAGGCCTTGGAGAAAGACCCGAAGGGTGCTGGCAAGAAGTTCCGCGACGTGGCGAAAAATTGCGGGTTCGCGATCAGCTACCTGGCCGAGGCCGAGAAGCTTTTCATGCACCTCATCGAACACGGCTTCGATGTCGACATGGCGGTGTGCTCGGACATCATCAGCCGCATACACTCGGCGTACTGGCGCTACTACGAGTTCGTGGAGGAAAATGTTCGCCTTTGCAAGAAGCAGGGCTTCCTCCGAACGCCGTTCTTGGGGCGTAAGAGGTGGTTGGGTTATTATCCTAAACCTACAGAATGCGCCAACGCGCCTATCCAATCAGGTGTTGCGGATATCATGGGGTGGCGTCTCCTCGACATCGAGTCGCGGCTGCCCCCAAGCTGCCACCAGTTGATTTATGCGTACGATGCTGCGATTTACGAGGTGCCATCGGCGCGCATCAAGGAGGTAGAGGATTTGCTCGAGGAGGTTTGGGCCGAACCCGTCAAGTTGCCGGACGGCCGAACGTTCATGCAACCGATCGACCGAAAGGTTGGCGATCGGTGGAGCTACTTTGGCTAGGAGGACAAAATCGATGATTATTACACTCTGTGGCAGTGCGCGTTTCGAGCCTTGGTTTCACGCTTGGAACGAGGCGCTTTCACTCTCGGGGCACGTCGTGTTCGGCCTCGCGTCGTACCCGTCACTTCATAGCGGCGAAAAGAATTGGTATACCCACGAGGAGAAACAGATCCTCGACGAGGTGCACCGCGGCAAGATCGACGCTTCGCACGCGGTGCTTTTCCTCAACGTGATGGCCTACATGGGCGAGTCGACGTTGAACGAGTTCGGGTACGCCAAGGCGCAGAAGAAGCAGATCCTCTTTCTTGAGTCGTGGGGTGAAGGCTACGGCATCGGCGGAAACCATTACCAGCACATTCAGGATGCTTTCGTGCGCTTCGGGCTGAAGGGCGGATCTCCGATCGACACGAGCATCTACCCGGCGATGGGTCTTTGGGATCTGCTCCCGCCCGGCGGCGCACTGCGTAGTGGGATCGTTCATCGGATCGAAACGCGAGTGAATTTGGCGCTCGGGAGGCCGGCAAATGACATGCGATAAGGTTCGAGAGATCATCACCGCCTATGCCGTGGAGCTTCGCAAGTGGCCCGGCGGCCCCGAGCGGATCATCGACAAACCACTCACCGAGGCTAACTGCCGAAACCATCTCCTCTACATGTGCGATGAGCTCCTTACCTGGGGCGACGAACGCAAGGAGAAGATGATGCGGTGGCTCGGGTTCATCCAAGGGGTGCTCGCGATGGTTGAACGGACACCGGTCGAGGTTCTGAAGGAGACCAACAAGCCGATTGGCGCTTGACGAATCGACCGGGCTGGTCAATATAGGAGGCGACGATGGCGAACGGCGGACGCAAACCCGACTTCAACCTCTCGGCGAAACCGCGCGATGGCCGGCCGGGCAACAAGGTCGGTGCGGGCTGGATCAACGATGATGGATCGATCTCGATCGCGCTCAACGTCGGCGTGACCCTCTCGTGGAACGACGATCTGTTCCTGGGGCTCTTCCCCGTCGAGGGTCGGGCAAATCGGCGTACGCCGGGGCCGGCGGTGACCCGAACTCAGGTCGCGGATGAAGGTGGGTTCGAGCCGGACATGGATCCGCCGTTCGGGGTGACCCGATGATGATCTTGATCTGTTACCTCGGTGGGTTCTTGGCGTCGTGGGCCGCTCTCTTCGCGTGCGATTGGTCGCAGCGCGAGGTCGGAGAGCGGATGCCGTGGAGCGATTTGGTTTTGAACACTCTCGCTACGGCGCTATGGCCGCTGTTGGCCCCTGGGGTGTTGATTGTCATCGCCGGGTACGAAGCGGTATTGTGGTGGAGCCGCATGCGGCTACGTCGAGGAGCCGACCGTGGTTGACAAAAAGCTCACGGTCGACGATCTCTCGCCGGACCAGCGTGAGGTCTACGATGCGATGATCGGGTGGGCCGAGGGTAAAGGCAGCGTCGGTGTGCTCCTTCGCCGATGTCAAGAGGGCGGCGGGCTGTTTACAGTTGGAGGTTTGGCGGGAACGGGGAAGACAACCCTCCTCGGCGTGTTCGCCGCCACCACCGACCTCCTTTGTGCGTATGTAACCCTGACCGGCCGGGCCTCATCTATTTTGCGCCGCAAGCTTCGCGCGGCCGGTGCGGCCACCACCGATTGCATGCGGCCGGCCGAAAACTCCCGCGGTGGCGGCCCCGGGGTTGACCCCCATTTGCCTTACTCGAGCGGCCCCGCGTTCGTCGGAACCATCCACCGGCTTTGCTACCGCCCCATTCTCTCGCCCGAGGAGGAGGTGCTCGGCTGGACCAAACGGACAGCCCTGGATCGTAAGTATGATCTGATCATCATCGACGAAGCCTCGATGGTGGGCGGCGAGATGCTTCGCGACCTGCAAGCCTACGGTGTTCCGATCCTAGCGGTCGGCGACCACGGGCAGCTCCCGCCGGTGATGGATTCGGGCGAGTTGATGAAAAACCCCGAACTCCGGCTGGAGAAGATCCATCGGCAGGCGGAGGGCAATTTGATCATCAAACTCGCCCACGAAGTGCGTACCACGGGGCGGTTCTCGATGCCGCGGGTTGCGCCAGCCCCCCGCGATGTTCGGTTCGTGCAAAAACGTGATGTGGTAGGGGTAGTGGCCGACGCCTTCACGGGAGGTTTCGATGGCGATGCGCCAAGCCCTCTGAATGTCGGTGTTCTTTGTTGGACTAATCGAAGTAGGGTCTCCCTCAATGCTATGGCGCGGAAGTCGCTCGGCATCTCCGGCCCGCCGCGTAAGGGTGAGCCGCTGATCTGCCTCAAAAACAAAAGCCCGGTGTTCAACGGGATGCGCGGCTTGCTCACCGAGGATTCCGCCGAGGGCTCGCCGCCGTGGATCTTGAACGCCACCCTTGAGTTTCCCGACGAAGGGTTGCCGCCGACGGCCTATCAGATGTGCGCACCGCAGTTCTGCCGCGAGACCGTCTTCAAGAGCGTCGAGGAGATGCGCGACCGCGGGATCAAAACGAACACGCTCACTGGCGCGGGGATGTTCATGGATTTTGGCTGGGCGATGACGGTCCACAAAAGCCAAGGCTCGAGTTGGCCTCACGTAATCTTCTACGTGGATCGTCCGGTGAAACCCGATAGCGACGACTGGCGTAGGTTCGCCTACACTGCGATCACCCGCAGTGCGGAGCGGCTTACGATCGTCCTATGAGGTGGTTACCGATTCGAGACTATGAAGATCTCTACGAGATCGCCGAGAACGGTCGGGTACGGCGAGCTTCCGATAGTGCACGGGCGCCTACGGGGTTTGAGCAGCAACAAGCGCTGAATAAGAAGGGTTACCCTACCGTCGGTCTGTCACGAGATGGGTTTTGCCGTTCGTTTACTACTCATCGGCTTGTAGCGATGATGTTCATCGGGCCAAAACCGAAGGGCACACAAGTCAACCACATCGACGGCGTCAAAACGAACAACCACTGGCGTAACCTAGAGTACGTGACGTGTAAGCAGAATATCCGTCATGCGGTAGACAACGGGTTGCGGGGTAACTTCAAAGGAACAGCAAACGGGTGCGCGAAGATCACGGAGGAGGACATCCCGGTGATTCGGGCGGCCTGCGCTTCGGGTGAGTCTCAATCTTCGGTGGGTCGACGCTACGGGTTGACCCAGGCGAACGTAAGTATGATCGTCCTTCGACGGACGTGGAGCCATGTATTATGAGCGCGATGCCAAAGCAGAGACCCGGCCTCTCGAAGCAGGACTACGCTACGCCGCCCGAGTTCATCGCCGCAGTGAAGAAGCGGTTCGGGATTCGCGAATTCGCGTACGACTTGGCGGCCTCGAAGGAAAACACCAAGGCACGTCATTTCTTTTGCAAAGAGCAGGACACGCTCAAGCAAGACTGGACAAAGCTGAAGGGCGATCTTTGGCTCAACCCCGAGTACGCGCACATCGCGCCCTACGCGGAGAAGTGCGCGGCGTCGGCACCGCCTGGCGTAGGTCACATACGGCGGATCTTTTTTCTAGTGCCCGCCGGCGTCGGTGCGAACTGGTTCGCGCAGCACGTCGACGGCAAGGCGCTGGTGCTTCTCCTCAACGGGCGGATCTCGTTCGACGGTAAGGCACCTTATCCAAAGGATTGTATCCTGGCCGTGTTTGGCCCAAAGCCCGGCTACGAAGTGTGGTCGTGGGCGAAAGGATCAAAATGAACCCGTTCGGAAACATGGGCTGCCTCGACGCCGCACCGGCACCCTTTCACTCGCGGCTCAATTTCCGGTGCTGCTACTGCGGCGCCACCGGTTCTCGCAATGAGAGCTACCATGCGCAACCCGGGTGCGTTCCGGGCTTTTTCGACAAGTGCCCGACGTGCCATTCGATCGACGTTGAAGTGGTCGATCCGGCGATTTATGGCGGTGCGGAGGAACCCTCGTGAACGATCCGTTCCCTTGCGAAACGAAGGTCGAAGGCGTTCAATGCGCCGGTCATGCGACCCACGTCTACCGCTCGGCCAGTGCGACGCGGCTCATCTGCGATGAGTGCGCGACGGCCTACCGCCTAGCGGCAAAGGGACCCCGCAAGCTCGCGGTGGTCGAATTCAGCTTGCTGGAGTTGATCCCGGCCCGGGAATATCTTCTGGGCCAGGTCGAGACCATGCGGATGGCGCGGGATTCGGCGGAAGATGTAGCTCGGAAGGCGAAGCAAACCGCAAGCGATGCGACCGCACTGGCGCGAGGATTCGAATCAGGAAGGGAAAAAGCCATGACCGAAGCCCAAGAAGCGTGGGCCAACATCGACAAGATGCATCAGAGCCTCGCTCGCGCCGTGGCCCTCTCGAGGGTTCATCGAAACGCCGAGGACATGACGAACCGATGGGTGCTTTGGGGCGATGCCATGACGATCGCGCTCGCGGTCACGGCGCAGATCATCTGGGGTGGGTACGTCGGCCCTCTCGTGTTCGGCGGCGGCGCCTTTCTGGTCTACGGGGTGGTTCGGTTTGTAGTCATCCGGGCGTACACGCGGCCGGCGCTCGCGAAGTTGAACGCGAGCGCGGAGGATTTGCAATGAGTTCGATTTGGGTTTGTGATTGGCCCGACGGCGGCAAGCAATGCGGCGAGCGTGCCGAATGGTTTCTCGATCAGGGGTCAACCCACCGACCGGTTTGCGGGCGGTGTCTCAATTTGGTGCCGCAGCCGTGCGACCACCGCGCCATCATTGCGATCGACCCGACGAAGGTGCCGGGGCCGACGTTCGTGGCGCCGCCGGATCCGTGGGCGGGCCCGCAGACGGTTCATACCTCGGGCGCGGCGTTCATTTCGGATCGGCCCGCAAACCCGCCTGGGCCGCCGCCGGGATTCGGGGCGATGCCGCCGGCGCAACCGAGTCGACCGCCGTTGAAGGACGCCTTCGCGGATTTGGCGTCGGCGCTTTTTTCGTTGGGCCTTGAGAAGGTGAAGGAGTGGAAGAGTCGATGAAGAGCCTCAACGAGTTACGCGATGAGGCCTTCCGCATCGCGACGGAGCATGGCTTCACGGAGAATACAGTCGGCGAAGACATCGCCCTGATGCACTCTGAGCTCTCAGAGGCGCTCGAGGATTACCGCGCCGGCCGTCCCTTCGATAGGATGTGGCTCGACAACGGCAAGCCGTGCGGGATTCCCTCCGAGCTCGCCGATGTGGTCATCCGCGTTCTTCACTTCTGCGGGCGTCACGAAATCAACATCGAAGCGGCCGTCATCACGAAGATGGCCTACAACGAAACTCGGCCCTTCAAGCACGGGGGAAAGAAGATATGAACATCATCGGCCTCTCGGGTTTGGCGGGCAGCGGCAAGGGCGAAGCCGCAGCGGTTCTCGTAGCTCGCTTTGGGTTCGTGAAGGTTTCTCTCGCTGATGAGATCAAGCGGATCTGCGCCCGCGTCTACGGGTGGGGCCCCGGCCGCCTCTGGGGCCCGTCTGAACAACGCAACCTCCCCGACCCTGACCTCGGCGGATTGACCGCCCGTCGCGCCCTCCAACAGCTCGGCACCGAGTGGGGCCGCGCGATGTACGAAAACACGTGGGTCAACCTTGCCCTCCGCGATGCGCGGCAGGTGCTCGCCGGGCTTGATTACCACCCCCAAGAGGGGGTGACAGGCATAAATTCAACAGTTGAAACCAAGGGGGTCGTGATTGATGACTGCCGCTTCGGAAATGAAGTAGTGCAGATCCATGCCATCGGCGGTCGCGTGTGGCGTATCGATCGCCCCGGCGCCGGCCTTACCGGCAGCGCCGGAGCCCACGCGAGTGAAACCGGTATCGCCGACCTCCACGTCGACGGTATCATCCGCAACGACCGGTCGTTGGAGGATTTTCAAGAGACCGTCGAGCAGTTCGCCGAGATCGCCGGCTTCAAGATGGTGCCTCGATGAGTACAAAGATCGGGGTGGTGGGGGCCGAAGGTCGGTTCGAAGTAGAAATTTGGGCGTCACGGGGTGGCGTCGAGATGCACGAGGGCCGGGCTGCTCCCTTAGTTTTAGGGGCCCTCATTGGACGCCGTTGTTGGGATCTTGCTGAAGCGAGGGCCTTTGCAGCGATGATTATCGCGGCTACCGAAGAGGTCGAACGGATGCGAAAGGCAGATCGATGAGGCATCCCCTCCTCAAAGCCGCCGAGGCCGCGCTTCGCAAAGATCCCGGCGAGGCCAACGGCCGCATGGCCGGCGCCCACGACGAGAAGGCTGCGGTGCTTCGTTTCATCCGTTCCTCATCCGCCCACTGGAACCGTGAGGCCAACAAGTTCCGCGGCGCGCGCGTTCACGCTCTCGCCATTGACGCCGAGGCTCGGGCCGCCATCCTTGACCAGGTAGCGGTCGATATCGAGTACGGGCAACATCGGCGCACGAGTGAGGGCTCATGAGCTCCGCACGCAAGGAGGCCCGCATGGAAGTGCTCGAGGCGGTTCGGCCGTTGATCGATCGGATCAGCGCCTGCCTCGTCGGGCACAACGTCGGCGTTGCGGCCTACGCCCTCATCAATTTGGCGGTCACGTGCTGGCGCAAGACGGGCCTCCCCGGACGAGGGCCTTCATGGGGTGGTGGATGAAGTCCTACAAGCCGCCAATGCGGTAGCTGCTGAGAACGCCGGGCGGAAGAACTGAGGGTATACTGAGGCCATGGCCGAATCGAACGACCGCGGCGATCGCGAAACCCCGACCGTGGTGATCGCCCCCGACTCCAACCGTGCGAACCGCGAGTATGAGGGGGTGGTGCGTGCAACCCTGCTTCGTTTTGGCTCCCCCGACCCCGACGGGGACCTCATCAAGACGAAGGATTATTGGAAGCACTGCCAAAGCGTGCGGATCGCCCCCGAGGTTTGCGGTGCGCTGATCTACGAGACGGTGCGGCATCGGCATGACCAGACGGTGATGCTTCGTGAAAACGTCGGCCTGATGGAACCGACCTCGGAGAAAATCTACAAGGGCCAACTGGTCGTTGTGGGCGGTGAGCCGCATGTGGTGCGCAAGATCGACGGGGACCTCATCACGGTCCGGAACTTCAACACGGGCGAAACATATGCCGTGACGCGAGACGCTGTCACGCCGGCGACTTCGGCCTCGGAACCATCGGCGGCCGCGCCGACGGATCGGGGCCAAGAGTGGGAAGTGCGTGTGCATCGCCACCGCGGTTACTCCCTTGCCAAGATGAAAGATGTCGCGGGCCGCAAGCCCGACGAGATCACGGACCGCAACATCATCTGGGGCGAGTTCTATGACGACGAACGCGCCAAGGAGTTCGCGCGGAAGCTCGCCCAGGGCGGCTTCATCGCCGTGTATGGGCCCCGCAACGAGCTCTATCGGAGCGGCGCCAACGAGAAAGCCGAGGATCGCGTCGGTTTCAAGTGGGTCGACGTCTCCTTCGCCAAGACGGAAGATGCCGAGAAGTTCTGCAAGCTAATCGAGAAGCAGGCTTCGAACATTGGCGCTTTCATGGGCGGCACCTCACACGGTGCGATCGTGACTACCAACGCGAACGACGCGACGATCCGGAAGGTGCTGAAGAAACACCGGTGGCAGGGCGCTTACTCGGTGCCGGCGGAGTTGAGCAGTGCCGCCGACGCCGGAGAATGTGCCGGTGACCCCTCCGCGATGGAAACCATCGAGGCGGTGGCGGAACCCATCGATTCCAACGCGGTGCCGTGGGTGAAGGTGACGCGTGATGTGGATCGCTACTCCGCTGCGGTGAAGACGGCCGACAAGATCGGGCCGATCAAAGATACGTGCAAGGTCTACGACCTCTTGGGTGACGCCCTCAATAAGGAGGACCAAGAGGTATTTTGTGTCGTGCTACTCGACCTCCGCGGGAACCTCCGGGGAGTCTGCGAAGTCGCCCGAGGGCAACGCTCACGTGTGACGGTCGGTGTCGCTGACGTGCTGCGGCCGGTCATCGCGAGTGGCGCCGAGGGCTACCTAGTCGTTCATCAGCACCCGAGCGGAAAGGCGATGCCGAGTAAAGCCGATCGCGATCTTACGCGCCTCATCGCGGAGGCCACGAAGCCCTACGGCAAAGACGTGTGCTTCATCGATCACGTGGTCATCGGCATCGGGCAGGCCTATTCGATCTGTGAGTCGAAGCTCTACAAGTGCTGATGGCTTGCGTTTTTCGGTAGCGGCCCCAACATAGGCCTGCTAAGAAACCTCCCTCACCTTCTCATCCCCGGGGAACTACCACCAGATGCCGATCACGGACGTCAAAGAGTTCGGGCAGTACATCCAGGACAGCGCCGCATCCGACATCGATGAGCTGCCGAAGTGCGGCACCGTTGGATGGTTCGGGCCCAACCAAGGCTTCATGTACTTCGAGGTGTTCAAGCCGAACCCCCTCGACGTTTACTCGACCATCTTCGCGATCTTCCAAAGCGACGATACGATCCGCATCTATCAGCTTCCGGGCGCCAAACCCCCCAACACGCCCGACGACAAGTGGCGCATCCGCCCCCCTTCGCGTTGGACCCTAACCCGGGTGGCGCCCACCTACGTCTCTGAGGCTTTCCCGAGCATGGATGCCATCGCCGATGCTATCGTCGCGGAGTTCGACGAGCTTGGTGAAGCCTCCGCCAGCGCCGACGTGGAACTGACGCGGGTGATCGAGTTCCTCGAAGCCGCGAGCCCCCTCACACCCGTGCGTGAGCTCGTCGAGCAGTTGGGCGATCTTCAACACCGCGAGATCGATGACGACGATGACGAGGAGCCGGAAACGGATCCCGCCGGTGCGGCCCCCACGGTTTCATCCCCACCAACCCCCGTGCCTCTTGCCCCCGTGCCCCCCTCCACAACGGAACCCCGATAAATGACGTCGACGGCCACCCTTACGTACACCGCCTTCCTCGGTGGTGCGACGGACACCGAGCTCGCGGCCCTCATAAGCGCGGTGCCGGTGCCCCCTTCGGTGTTGAACGCGCTCGGCCTGCGGGTCATCTCCGACAACACGCCGGTGGCTAACCCGGTCGTCCGGACGATTGTGCTCGCATTGAATCCCGCTAGCACCGCGACGGCCACCGCGGCCCTCGCGACCCAGAATTCCGGGAGCGCAGTTGGGGCCATCACGGTCACGAGCCCGGGTTCGGGGTATGTCCTGCCCCCCATCGTTTCCTTCACTGGAGGCCGCCCCGCCAACGTGGTGGTCGCAGGTTTCCCAACGCTTTCCACCGATGTCAATCAGCTGGCGGTGTCGGCTAATAGCCCCGCAGCCGCCCAGGCCTATTTGAAGGTGGTAAGCACCAACATCGCGGCGGGCGGCTCGGGCTATTCCGCCGGCACCACGTTGAGCGTCGTGGGTGCGCAAGAGCAAGGCGCAACCCCAGCGGTACTCACCCCCACGATTGTGGGCGGCGTCATCACCGCCGTGGCTATCACGAACGCAGGCGATGGCTACACCGGGATCCCGCAGGTGTTCGCGGTCGATCCGATGGGGACCGGCTCGGGCGCGGTCATCACGGCCGGCATGGGCGTTGGGAACATCGCGCTCTATCGTGGCGGCACCGGATACATTTCGGCACCGACGGTGGTGCTCACGCCGGCCTTTCAGGCCCTCTTCCCCCCCACGGGCGATCAGGCCTATCCCCTTCAGCAACTCATGACGTCGGCACTCGAGGTCGCGACCATGGGGCCGGTGTTTGCAAGCCCGGTGATGATCGCGTGAAGCCGGCCGACAATCACCCGTTCAAAACCCGCCGCCGCGCCATCGCGGGCCCGAACGTCGACGACGCGCCCGCGAAACACCCACGCCCCGATTGGATGTCGAACAAGGATTTGCTCCCCAAGAAGCCGCCCGTGGGTCCGTCGACCCCGAAGGACTACCGATGAGTGACGATTTGGATCTCGAAGACACGTCGGAAGAGGAGCCCGAGGAGACCCCCAAGCCCGCACCGCGCAAGTCGATGCGGCCAAAACGCGGGGTTGGAAACGCAGGTGCATTACCGGCGGCCGTCGGCGTAGCCCCCGGGGCCCCCGCGCCATTCCGCCGCCAAGCTTCCGAGGCCGATGCGGTGTGGAATGAGCTCGTCGCGTGGCTTCCTTCTGCGGGATTGACCCCGCGTGACATCGCGATCCAAGTGCGTCGCGTCGCGCCCCCCGCGCCCTCCGGTGAACCCCTCCCGATCGGTCGCGCGTTCGGCGGCGAGATGGTGAGCGGGAACAACACCGAGCCCCCCGGCTCTGCGCTTGTGCAGTTCGTCATGCGCTACATGCACATGCCCCTCACCCAGACACCGGCCAGCTACGATCTCATGTTCATGCGCAAGGCCACCGGCGCGCAACTCGCGACGGGCCGCTTGGCATTGCCTTCGGCTCAAGATTGCCAGGCGATGTTGCAGGCCGGCGAGCAAGCCGGTTTGGGGGCCCCGGGCGCACCGCCACAACAGATGTGGCAACCGCCGCCGATGTATCCGCAGGGCCCGGGGTTACCGCAGGGGTACCCTTGGCCTTCACAAGGGACCGGCTATCCCCAGACCTACCCCTCGGCGCAATTCGGGCCGCCCCCACAACCCACTGCGCCGCAAGGATTCGCGGCCCCCGGAATGGATCCCGGGGTGATGAGCGAACTCGCCTCACTCCGCGGTGCGCTCGGTGAAGCACTCGCAGCGGCGCGCGAAGGCCGTCAACCGAATATCCCCGGCATGACGCCCCCCGCAACCCCTACGGGCACCGGCGGCCTTACCGATCTCGATGTCGATCGCATTGCCGCACGCGTCGCGACGATGATGGGCGCGGTTGCAAAAACAGTGGGGGCCCCGCCGGCACCTCCTCCGCCCGTCCCGACGGTTGCGGCGCCTCCCCCGGATTCGAGCCTCGAAGGGATGATGCGCACCGCGGTCGCCGGCATGACCAAGCGCATCTTCGACACCGCCCTCGGGAGTGTCGAAAAGAGCGTGACGCGATCCATCGGCATCGGCGGTCTGCCGGGTGGTTCAGAAGACGATGGGGATGAAGAGCGGCCGGCGCCCGCGGAGATCATTCCGCCGGAGAAGCCCGAAGACATGGTGCCGTGGAAGGTCGGCGACGTCGGGGCCAACTGGAGTAACGGAAGCCCCGTCAAGATCGCGATGAACAAGGAGACGGGGAAATTGGATCCCATGGGCCTCGCCTTTGCGAACCCCGCGGTGGCCGAAAAGCTCATCGACGTCGCCAACGGTCTCGGGATGGCACTTCAGGATGCGATCAAAAACTTCGGGGCGAAACCCGGAGTCGGCGCACCGCCGCAGCCGAGCCCCCACGTGGTGCATTCGATCCCCGCCGGCGCCGTCGACGCTACGGTCGGGGCCTCAGATGATACGCCGCAAGCAATTCCCGACGGTTGGCAAGCGCCGTGACTTGGTGCGATCTCGCCGAAATCGCCCTTTCGTTCGCGTCGGCGCCGGTTACGATGATGGCCCTCGCCTGCCTGGAGTGGTGGATCGAACGCAGCCGACCCGTGTGATAGGCTTCGGTGGTGGTGACGCCCCATTGGCCGTCGTATCAAGGCACGGCCCGACGGGGCCTCGGGCTCGACGTGGGATCGCTCACGACGGTCGCCAGCAGCGCGGGCGCTGCGGCCAACGCCGGAGACGTCTTCAACCCGGATGATCCAACGCAGGATCTACCGGGGCAGGCTACGGCTCAGTTCAACTCGTTGGTGAATTCGGCCCAGCCCGCGGTAGCTCTACAGCAACAGCTTCAAAGCGCGATCGGCTCCGCCACCGGCCAAGCCCAAGCGGCTTTCCAAGGGTATGCGGGCGAGATCCAGGCCATCGAGAGCTACCCCGGGGCGGCGGAGGCGGCCGAAGGGATGATCACGGCCGCCGGTGGTGGTGTGCCGACGGACGCTCAGCTCCAAGGGGCCTTCACCGTCGCGGCAACCGCCGGTGCCGTGGCCCTCGGTGCGACCGCGACGGCCGCGGCGACTATCGTGGCGCCCCTCTGCGCGGTCGTATGGGGAGCCGGGTACGCGATTGGGGCCCTCGTCCAAAACATCCTCGGGATCACGAGCGGTAGCCCTGCACCATGCTCCGGCGGCGACACCGCGGTGTACGGAACATCTCCCGGAGATCCGAACTGGCAAACGTACATGGGGTTATCGGGCCCAGAGCTCGGCGCACCGTGGGGCCCCTACGCACCCCAGCAAGCAGCGAACATCCAAACGTTGAAGAGCCTCGCCGGTAACCCGACGTACGGCGCCCCTGCGAACTGGCCCTATTGGACCCCGTACACGCGAGGGGCCTTCGAGAACTGGGCCGGCGGGATCATCATCCACGCCGAAGAGCTTTGGATGAATTGCAAGAAGGTGCCGCCGGACAACACGGCGACCACGCTCTTGAAGGGTCTCGTAGGGGCGTGGAACGCGCAGTACCCCAATGCGCCGAAGCGTCAGATCAACATCGCCGGCCTGGGGCCGACACCATTGGATGGCCAGATCAAGACGCTGAGCAACACGTCGTTTCCAACAAGTTTTCGGCCCCCGCTCTATTGGCAATGGATGGCATGGCAGGGCGATCCCATTCAGTACCTCTTGACCCAGGTCTCGAATGAGCAAGGGGGGAATATCGCGATCACCGTCGCCGACCCACCCCTGACGCCCCCCGCGGCCTCGGCCCCTACTACTTCCGCGGGTACCGCCGTCGCCAACGTCGCGGCCGGTACCGCCGTCGTCGGCGGGGCGGCACTCACCGGGACCGCAGTGTATGCTTTTGCCAAGGGTCAAGCCGTCAGCACCGTCCTCAAGTCGGGCTTGCTCGCGATCAAGGGATGGTTCATTCGATGAAACGCCGCCGCAGAGCTCGCGCGAACCCGACGGGGGCCCAATGGCTCCTCATCTCGGGTGCAATCGGCGCCGTCGGTGTGCTGGGCTACCTCGTCTACAAGGCGAACGCCCCCGCTGCATCGCTCCCCTCCGGTGCCGGCTCGACCTACAACGTTCAGCTCTCTTCGGGTTCTCTCCCGACCATCACGATGTCGCTCTCGAAGGGCGACCAGATGAGCCTCACGCCCCCCGCGGGCGGTACCCTCCCCACCGTGACCTTCAGCCCCACGAACATCGTCGGCCCCAACCCCAACGGGGCCTACCTTGCCTACTCACCGATCGCGGTCGGTAGTACGACGTGCACGGTCAACTACACCGACACGACCGATACAACCAGCACGACGAGCACCGCCACCGGCAACACCGAAACCGCAACCTTCACCGTGAACGTGACAGCTTGATGGCTCGGCGTCGCGCGCGGGCGAACCCCGGAGTGGATGTGTGGCTCGCGCTTGGCGCAGGCGTCGCCTTGCTCGGTGCCGGCATCTACTTCTTCACCAGACCGGCAGCCACCACAAGCACTACCGGCACCGGCGCACTTCCCCCAAGCACCCACCGCGCGGCCATCCCGATGGTCTACACCGCCCGCCTCACTTCCTGATCGGAAACCCCCATGGCCCGTCGACGCAAGCGCACCCGTAAGACTGAAGTTCGAGAGAACGGCCCCGAGCTCCTCTGGATTCTCGCTGGGTTGGGCGTTCTCGGCGCTGGCACCGTGGTCTACCTCGCAACGCGGCCCCCGGCGACGACGACTCCCTCGTCGGCCGCGGTGCAGGCGGCGACGCAAGCGCGCCTCAACGCGATCGAGTCGAACATCGCTGATCTGGCCAATGAAGGAATCCCGGCGCCGGTGAGTGATACGATCCCGAACAACGTCGCCACGGCTCTTTCGAACGGTGGCGGTAGTACGGGCCCCGTGAACACCGGGAACGCCGACGTCGACAACGCTGCGAACAGCGCGATCAATAACGCTACGGGCCAAGCTACCGACGCGGTGAATAACGCGACGAGCAGCGCCGGCAACGCGGTGAACAGCGCGGCCTCTCAGCTCGGATTCTGATCTTTTCCGATGGCGCGCGCTCGTGAAAACCCCATTGAGCTGGCCGTGTGGCTCATCGCTGCCCTCGCGGCCGCAGCGACAGGTACGGTTGTCTACGTAGCTGCGAAGAAGAGCGCATCGAACGCCGCGGCCACTGCGGCGACAACGGCCGCGAACAATGCGGTGCTCATCGGCCCCGCCATCACGAACCCCGAGGCCGGCGGCGCGGGAAACTCTGTCGCCGAAGCGGCCAACGCCGCCTTTGTGGCCGATCAGCAAGCCGCCGCCGCGGCCGCCGCCGCCAACGCCGCCCACCTCGCGACGTTGACCGACACGACCTACCAGCTTTCATTGAGCGGGCAGGCCCCCTCAGCGACCGCCAGCTTTCTCCTCAAGGTCGGCGACACGATCCAGATCACGCCGAGTATGGCCGGGGACCCGCCCGTGGCTCGGGTGTGGACCTACAGCCCCGTGAGCTCTAGCAGCATCATCCAAGAGTTGGGCTCGGCCGATGGGGTGAGCGCCACCTTCAAAGCGACCGCCCCGGGCTCGGGGGTTCTCCTCGTGCAGAACGTCATGGCTGGCAACCAGAATGTCGTCTACATGACCTACACCGTCAACGTCGAGGTCATCGCAACGTAGGGGCGAACATAGGGTATTGGAGGCATGGGCGGGGGCAGCCTTAGCCAATTCTGCCCCGCCGCAGTAAACTCCCTCTATGGACGTCAAGTCGGGCGCTCTGGTCGGTTTCGTGACGGCCCTCGGGGGTGTCGCCGGCCTCGTGTTCGGATACACGGCTGCGTCGCTGGTCGACGCCAAGAAGCCCGGTGAGGTCGCGGTAGGGTTCGGGGTGATCGGCGGCCTGGTGGCCTCCTTCGCGGCCGGCACCATCATCGCACCGGACGCAACTACGACGACCAGCACGACCACAACGACCCCCACCCCGGCGGTGGGCTCTTCCGGGATTCCGGCGCAACTCAGCCGATAAAGGGCCCGGCCGTGGCCGACTTCAACCCCGCACTTCCCGCGACGGCGACCCGGCGGCCCTACCCCGATGGGGCCCCGGGCATTCGCATGTCCCTTGAGGCCATGGCGCAGAAGATGCGCGAGGGTCGGTTGGACCCCGGCGTGCGGGGATGGGCGATTCAGGCGTTGAAGGATGCGGGGATCGACGGGCGTGGAAACACGACGGTGCGCGCGCAGGCTTCGGCGCTCTTGGATGCATTGCGGGCGGTCACGACATACGCACCAGATCCCTACGGGGCCGAGTATATCCCTAGCGCCGCCGCCACGTTGTGCCTCAAGCCAAACCTCTGCGTCAACGGCGAAGACTGCGACGGGTTGAGCGTTGCACTCGGAAGCCTGATGCTGTCGATTGGGATCCCGACCCAGATCGTCAAGCAGACCTTCGGGGGCGGCGCCCAAGAGCACGTCCTCATCGCGATCTACGACGGGACCGATTGGCTTTACGCTGATCCGTCGACGCGGTTGCCGCTCGGGGGCGCCGTGAGTGCAGCGCGCGAAGATTGGATCGATCCGATGGGTGCGGTGGGCCCTCTGCCGGAGGCGCAACCCGAGATCATCACCCTCGGAAAACCGCGCGGCCTCGGGAGCGTTCTCGGGTACCCGACGACTTCCGACGCGCACCAACTCCTCGACACGGCGATCTACAACGCCGGCCAGCTGAAGACCGCGTGGGATAACTGCAACAGCTGCACAGGCGCTTCGTCGACCACGTGCGGATGGCCTGACCCGGGTACGACTAACATTTCCGCAACCGGCCCCGGCGCCGATGCGTGGGCTGCGTGGCAAGCCGACTGCGGCAGTATGATCAACGACCTCAATACGCTCGTCGCGCAATGGAACGCGCAGAGCGCGACGGCTGCGCACTGGATGGATTCGTGGAGCTACGACCCGCTTTTTTGGGATCAGATCCGCGGTATCATCGAGCGTCAGATCGATCTCGATCAGCGCTTCCGAAACAGCGGCACTAACTGCGCGCTCCCGACTTACCCGAATGAGCCGCAGCCGATCGCTACGAACGACCCCGACCAGTGGGTTTACCAGGATGCGAACAGCGCGATCAAAGGGGTCGAGAGCGTTGCGGCCAATGCGGTGAAGCCGGTGTCGATCGCGATCGGCGGCATCGCAGTCGGCTTGATGCTCGCCGCCGGCGGTTACTTCCTTCTTGATCGACTCATCCCCCGGCGATGACCATGGGCTTGGTCGCTCCCGGTTCCTCCACGGCGTCGACCATCGCCCAATATTTTTTCTGGGGCGTCGTCGCCGCGGGGCTCGGCACCATCGGCTACTACATCTTCGCGCCGATCCCTCACGAGCGGGATAACCCTCGGCTCGGATCCGGCGGCCCGCGCGGTGGCTCGAAGAAACGCAAGCTGCCGATCGTGAAGGGCCGGAGCTGTCGGTTTGAAATGAAGGAAGGCCCCGATGTCACGTGCGCGGGGGCGATGCTCCACGACCCAACGGGCAAGGCATGGCCGGCGCGTTCCGTTTTGTGCGGGCCCATTCGGCGCAAACTTCGGAAGGCATCCGATGCGGAGCTCGAGGGGGCGGGCCGCCACTACTTCGGCGGGAGTTATCCCGCGCGCGTCGTTGAAATCGATGCGCCCAACCGCAGCATGGAAGGTTGGCGGTACCTCGGCGAGGTTGAGCGGATCTACTACACGCGCGTGGGTCGAAAAAACGGCAATGTGCGGTTCCAACATCCCTTCAACAAACCGAGCGCGCTCGCGACGGTGATGAAGGGCCGGGGCAGGGTGCGGCTATACCGTAAGGGCCGCTTCGTTCGGTTGGAGCTCCCGCGGGGTAGCATTCTTGACAGTAGAGGCTATGTTTGGCCCTGATGACAAATAATCGGTCTCTCATCGTGGAATACAAAGGCGGCCTTGATGTGAGCATCGACCGGGCGGTGGAGAAGGGCGCCCGAAAAGAACGGGACGGCTCGGGGTTTTCGTTCCTCGATGGAACTCGGGATCTCTCGTTCTCATTCACGCAGGGCCGTTTCGCCGAGGCTGCGAAGGCTCGAATCAAAGCCATGCTTGGGCGAAAGGTCACCACCCGCATTGTCTCTCACTGAAGCTGCCGAGCGCGCCCTTGCCAAATTTGATAGGCTGATGGAGCGTGGGCGATTACCTCGACAAGCTTGGCGCAAATCGGGCCGACGGACTAGAGCACGCCGCAACCGCCAAGTCGCACCGTAAGCTGCGCCGCAAGGGTACCTCCTTGACGACCACCCCGAAGCGCGCGAAACTCAGAGTCAAGCGAGTCGCTACGAAACCACCCGGGAAGGAAACGAGGGGCACCACCAAAAAGACTCCGTCGGAGAAAGCGAAGATGGCCAAGAAGAGCAAGCGCTCGAAGAAGCGTCGTTCGGCAGCGCAGCAAGCCGCGACGCGGAAGATGCTTCGCGCCGCCAAGGCAAAGCGAGCCGGGAAAAGCCGCCGCGGCTCTTCGAAGCGAAAGGCCCGTAAGAGCGGCAAGCGCAAGAGCGCGAAGCGAGTCGCCGCGGGCAAAAAGGCCGCGCGGACCCGCAAGCGCCGCGCGTCCGTTGGAGCCTCCGAGCCGACGCGCAGCAAGCGGAAGAGCGGCAAACGTAGGGCCCGAAAGGTTCGTGCGGCTCACTCGATCAAGCTTCCCCGCGGCAAGCGCGGTGCAAAAAAGCGCGTCGGCGTCCACGTAAAAGTGGGCAAGAAACGCCGCTCGCGTGGATTCTCAGTTCCGCGGAAGACGAAGCGCGTCTACGTGATCGCAGCCGAGAAGAGCCGCCGACGTCGGAAGCGCAAGGCAAAGGCCAACCCGGCCAAGCGCCGCCGTCACTCGAGCGGTCGACGCAAGGGCGCGATGGAAAACCCGATGGACGGGGTGGAGCTCTTCATCGGAGCCATCACCGGCCTCGCGGGCTTCCTGACCGCCGACGTGCTCGACCGTTTCCTCGCGACTCACCCCCTAACGGTCTCTACGGCCGCCTCCGGGTCGACCGCAGCGACGTATACCGATACGCCCCCGACGTCGGGCGACTACCAAGGCCTCTTCAATGCGACCGCGATCTGCGCCCCGATGGACGCAACGCGGTGGCTCGCCGGCCTCGGTGTCGCAACCGTTCCGCTCGTCATCGCGCACTTCATCTCGGCCCCCAAGGGCCGAGCGGCGCTCCAGTTCTTCGGCTACGCGGCCGGGATCCGGGTCGTCGGCAAGGGCGTGATCGACATGATCGCGCAGCTCACGCAGCCGACGCAGCTCGGCCAGCAGCTGTACGACGGTGAGATGCGCGCCGCGGCCCTCAAGGCCGGCAACGGCACGATCGCCTCTGGCGTGAACCTCCCGAGCTCCGGCTTGGGTCGTGCCCGCCTCGGCACGGGCAAGCCCTGCGCCCCTTGCGCCACGAAGAAGATGGGCGCCGGTTACCCCAGCGCTCCCCGCGAAGTGACCGCGGTGACGAACAACAGCACCCCGACCACGCAGAACCAGCCCACGTCGACCCCGACGAATACGGCCCCCACGGCCTCGGCCCCGGCGGCCACCCCGCCGGCGCCTCCCGCGGCCGCGAACACCCTCACGGGCGCGCGCTTCATCAACGGGCTTCCTCGACGAAACCCGAATTGGGGTTATCAAGGAGACGAGTAACAGACGACGAGTGGCGGCGTTTTCCCGGGGAACGGAAAACAGAGTGTCTTTGACCGTTGGGTGGCGCCTTTGGGGCACCCGACAACACCAGGTTGGAGACAGATCATGGCCTATCAATCGCGAATCGTGAATCAGCCGAAGAGCAAGACGCTCGTTCGGCCCCGTCCCGCAGACCGCTACGTCGTGGGCGCCTCCGGCGTTCCCAATGAGGCGAAGATCAAGGCAGGCCTCGGCTCGGCCGGTCTCGGCTCGATCCTCGACATCATGAAGGCGTCTAGCGAGACGCCGGTGTGGAGCATGGACGTCATCGAGCAGGTCCGCTGGACGATGACCGGCCCGCAGACCGACGCGTCGGTTCAAGCGAACTTCGGCGCGGAGATCGACCTCTTCGGCTCCGGCAAGTCGCCGCAAGGCATTGACTTCGTCGAGACGACGATGGCGCAGACGGGCCAGACGCAGACGCACTTCGTCGCCTGCTACATCGGCTTCCACATGGAGCCGGAACCCCTCTGCTTTACGGCGCGCGGCAACGCGTCGACGCACCCCACGAGCGCGGTGGCTCAGCCCCCGTCCCCGGACGTCTTCACGCAGAACGACCGCGCCAACGGCGCCCTCGGCACGGCCGTCGCGGCCGGCACCCAGACGTTCCTCCCGGCGGTCTACCGCCACGGCTGGTGGGCGAACTACGTTTGCTGGCACATGGCCCGCGCGTACAACCTCCGGTGGAAAATCGGCCAGCACGTCAACATCATGGACGAGCAGTTGCGCCACACGGCGTACATGCCGCCCAGCGCGCAAGAGGGCTCGGCCTCCAACTCGCAGGTCGATGTGACCACGTTCGTCGCGAACCTCAACCAGCGCTACGACTCGCTCGGGTCCGCGCTCGACTTCATCCCGTCGAACTTCATCCGCATCGGTAGCGACGCGGTCGGCGGCGTGAACGTCGGTTTCTTCATGCCCTCGCGTGACTTCGAGATCGTCGATGCCACCTACGGCGGCATGGACCTCCGGAGCATGCTCAAGGGCAACAGCGAGATGCGGAAGCTCTGCGTCCCGTACGTCATCGCCCCGGGCGTGCCCATCGGCCTCTTCCTCCAGGAGTGCGACACAGTTCAGGGCGACACGATGCGCCAGTTCCTCTCCATCACGCAAGGCCTCGGCGGCGCAATCCCGCCCTCTCTGACGCCGGACGAGAACTACATCGCGGAGCCGACCGCCACGGGCACCAACGTCATGTTGGAGCGCACGCTGAGCGGCACGAACGTCGCGCAGCAAGTCGACGCCGAGCGCGTCGTCTTCCAGGGCGGCGATCTGAAGCTCACGCTTCCGATCCGCGGCTTCGAAGTGAGCGCCGACTGGTACAACCAGCTCTCTTCGTCCGCCGACATCCGCGCCGCGGTCTTCGACTGCGTCGGGATGCGCTTCGCGGCTCAGTGACAACGGGGGTAGCTCCCCATAAGGAGACCCTCCGATGAGCAATATCGTCGCATTCAGCGAGGAGCAGTTCAAAGCGCTCATCGCTCAGATCCGAACCCCCCATAGCAGCGGGTTGGGCGCGCCTCCGGGCAAGCCCTCTCGAGCCTTGGGGTTCGGATGCGGCGACAGCGACTTCGGCCCGCTCGCCACCGGCATCTACTCGATGCTGGCGGCGGGCTCGCCGCGTCTCGCTCTCGCCAAGGCGCGCGGCGTTCCGCTCGCCCCCTACATCATCAACGTGCGGGCGATCTTCCCGGACACGTCCACCACGTTGGTCCCCGACGTCGGCAGCGACGTGAAAATTACGCAGGATACGCTCATCGACTCGCTCATCATCCGGATCCAAAACGAGTCGGACACGGCGAACCAGAACCAGTTTCAGTCGCTCTCTGACTTCTTCTACGGGTACCAGAGTGCGATCGAAGCGACCCTCGATGTGCAGGGCGCGCCTCGCTATACGGTCACCGGCGATAAGTTCGTTCCCCTCAGCGTGCTGGGCGATCCGAACAACGGCGTCGGGCACTGGCCCGGCGGGTGGGTGCTCACGTATCAGCAACAGCTCTTCATGAGCTTCCAGGCGAAGGTGCTCCTTCCCTACGCGCCGATCGAAGTGATCTGCTCGTTCCGCGGTTGGGTGCCGGTCACCCAAGCTTTCGTCAGCATGACGAACCGCGAGGCGATCACGCTCCTTCAATCGGAGTTCGGCATTCAACTGGACGATTCGTACATCAATCGAGTCGTTGCCCTCTGACCCTAAGCCCCGATGGGTCGCATCGTCGAAATTGCTTCGAGTGGGCTCGATGAATACCTCCAAGGCGTCGGCGGCGACCCTTGGGGGGGTTCATCTGCGCTCGGCTTGCGCGTTCCCTTTCTTGCGACGCCCGACAAGAACAACCGCTACCTCTTTCTCCTCGCGAGCTTCACGATCGGCGAGGGCGCGTCGGTAGTTATCAAGGGCTACCGACAATACGCATCCCTCGGGATCGCGCTCAGCGCAACGCGGTTCATCGAGCAAGAAATCACGAGCCCTGCGTTTCGACTCCCCGACGGGAACATCAGCTGGGCGATCCGAGGGTTGGGCCCGCCGAACGCCGGCGGCTACCCAAAGCAGGGCCCTACCCCCGACGATCTGCGTTCGTTCAAGAAGAACTGGGCCGACGGCAGCTGCCTTCTCTATAACGACTACACGATCGCGGCGGGCAACCAGATTTACACGCAGCTCGAGTCCTACGTGGCGCCGAACCTCGGTCGACCGTGGGGCACCGCGCTCCCCGCCGGGCAGCAAGGCAACTTCACCGACCTACGCACGCCGTGGAAATCGAGCCGCGCGTGGGCGAGCCTCGATGTTCACGTCGATGGACCCACCACCATCGCGTTTTTCGCCAGCGTGCGGCAAAGCGCCGGCACCTACGCGGCGGCCGCCCCATCGGCGAGCTTCTCCGGGATGAACACCCCCGAGGAAGCTTTCATGGCGAACTTCACGACGGGCGGCGATGCGCCCACGAAGCCAATCTACTGGCGCGTCGGGGGAAGTCTCATCGTGGAAGTGCAGAAAGGATTCACGGGTCCATGAAACGCCGCAAACGTCGTTCCTCAGAGACGATCGTCGTCTACCAGAAGAACCCGAAAATCTCCCCGTGGGTGTGGGTCCTCGGCGGGGCGGCTCTTCTCGGCGGCGGGTACCTCACCTACTGCTATTTCAAGACGCACTTCACGGTCGCGGCGAGCATGGCCTACGGGGTGCCGGCCGGCGCAGCGATTACCCTCACTGCCCCCGCGGGCGCCACATGGACCGGGCTCACGGCCAGCGATGGGAGTCAAGTGCAAGTCGCGGTCGGGCAGACGACCCCCCTCACGTTTACCGCGAGCGCCACGACGGGCGTGACGTATACCGTCGCGTGGACCCTCAACAACGTGCCGGCGACGGCCACCATCACCACGCAGTAAACCCATGGCTCGTCGAAACCCAGACCTGTCCACCCTCTGGTGGGCCCTCAGCGCCGCATCCCTCGCAGGCACCGTCGGCTACTACGTCGGCAAGGGCGTCAACCCGCTCAACCCGGCGTCGAACGTCACAACGAATATCGCCCTGACGAATGGCGGTTCCCTCACGGCGCCGGCCGGCGGTACCTGGATCCTGACCCTCCCGAGCGGCGCGACGTGGACGAACCTGACGGACACGAACAACGACATCACCTCGCCGCCCACGGGTACCGGCCCCGCTACGATTACCACCCCGGTTTCGGGTGTGACCTACACTGCAACGTGGAGCACGACCCCCACGACAGTGACCACCGGTCGAAACAATCGAAACAACCAGAATACGCAGACCGCCACGATCACGGCGCAATAAGGGAATCCCATGGCTCGACGAAAATCCCTTGCCCGCCGATCCCGATCGAGGGAAAACCCCGGCATCCCCCTCTGGATCTGGCTCGCCGGCGGGGCCCTCGCGGCGGGCGGCGTCGGCTACCTCATCTACACGAACACCGTGAACAGCCCGGCGCCGGCCCCGGGAGCTACGGCGGCCCCCGGGACGTCGAACATCACATTGGGTACGACCCCCGTCACCGTCCCCGGAGGCTTCGTTACCGTGAGTCTACCCGTCAACGCCACGTGGGTTTCCCTCACCGGCGGCGGGGCCACGGCGGGATCTTCTGACCAGGTGACTATCAACCTCCCCAGCGGAAGCACCGCGACGGCCGTTTGGAACAACGGAACGGCCCAACAGACCACCACCATTACCGCTTCGTAGCCCCGCGTAGTATCATAGTCCTAGGAGATCAACCCCCATGCGCCGTCGTGCTCGTCGAAACCCCACCCTTCCCACCTGGGCCCTCGTCCTCGGGGGAGCCGCCGTCGTCGGCGCCGTGGGTTACGCCATCTACACCAAGCAGCAAGCCACGACGCAGATCGCTGGCGCTGCCAACGCACTCGCCCCCGCGTCCACCACGACCACGTCGTCTACGACCACGACGACGCCGGCCGCCACTTCGTCGTCGTAAACCCCGCCGATGGGAATGTGGGATCAGGCGAGCGATTGCGAGACCTGCGGCGGCGGCCTCCGCGCCTGGGGCCATCTCGCGCCGCCCAATCCTACTGTTTCCCTAGATGAGGTGAGTCCGATGGATGTTGGAAATCGATGGGGCATTTTGACGGGTGCCGGGGCCGCACCGGATCGGCTCCGGCGCGTGCCGCGGGTCTTCGCGGGGCTCGGTGACGACAGCTCCGACGATAACCCGCCCGTCGACACCGACACTACGAGCGGGAGCATCGACAGCAGCGACAACTCCGACGCTGCGGTCAACCCGACGATTTCACCGGTCACCGCCAACCCCGGCGAGACCATCTCCGCCAGCCCGACGCCGACTGCGGTTTCAAACGCGAATGGCGGCGGCTCGACATCAAGCGGCGGTGGCGGTTCCCCGAGTGTCTCCTCAAGTACCCCCGCGAGCACGAACTACACCCCGTGGATCATCGGGGGCGCGGTCGTCGGCGGGGCCGGCCTCCTCGGGTTCGCGCTCTGGCGGCGGCACCACAAGCTGCATCGGCGATGAAGCTCCTCGGCGCCGGTAATCGTGGCGCCGGGCTTGGGGATGCCTCGATCCTTCCGGCGGATCCACTCACCCAAGCGACTGCGGATCTTGTGGCGTGGCTCGTGGCGAGTCCGTGCACGCAAAACGCCGTCACGCAGGTAAGCGATTTCCAAACGGCGTGGAACACTTCGACGCTCGGCGGAACGCTCACCGTCGACGGTAAATACGGGCCCCAAACACGCGGCGCGCTCCAAGCGGCGATGAACGCGGCGGGGACGGGGAGCGCCCCCGCAGATTGCTTCACGTCCGCGAGTGCGGTGTGCCCTCAGGCTGCGGCCGCTGCGTCATTCGCACCCTGGATCATCGGCACCGCCGTGGTCGCTGGCGCTGGTGTTATTGCGTACACTTATTGGCAGCTCCACCACGCTCGCGGCGGCCGCCGCTGAGGATCCCCCGATGCCCATTCCCTACACCCAACCGGGTTACTCGTACAGCCCCGTCGCAGCCGTTTCGCTCGGCCAAGTGGGGGCTACGGGATCGCACGGGGCGAGCGGGCCGACAGGCCCCGCGGGGGCCACTGGAGCCACCGGACCGACGGGCACTACCGGCGGAGCGGGAGCGACGGGAGCTACCGGGAGCGGAGCTACGGGAGCCACTGGAGCCGCCGGCGCGACAGGCCCCGGTGGTGGAGCCACGGGAGCTACCGGCGCAGGTGGTGCGGCCGGCGCTACGGGCGCCACCGGAGCGGCCAATACCGGCCATCATGCCTACAGCCAAAACGCGTCGGCGGTGAGTGCCTCTACGACGCCGACGTTCACGAGCGGGTCCTACACCTCGACTTCGGGGACGATCCTCATCATCGCTACCATGACGGCTACGGGGCTTGGCGCGACGTTGGCGGCAAACGACGCCGTTGTCTTCAACCTCCTCCAAGACGGATCGATCATCGGAACTTCCCCGAGCATGAGCGTTGGCGCTGCGGGCCCCGGCCCGGTCGACGCGTCGGGCGCCCTCTCGATGATCCTCGCCGCCTCCGGAGCCCACACCTACGCGATCCAAGCGACGGTTTTGACCGGGAGCCACACCGCCACCGTTCAAATCGGCCAGGCCGCCATTTCCATCACCGACCTCTGATTTTTTCCCTCCGAGAGAACCGCCATGCCCATTCCCTACACTCAGCCCGGTATTGATTACAGCGTCGCCGCGGTGGTCGCCGTAGGCGGCGGTGGAATGACCCGCGGTGCCACGGGCGCCACGGGGCCTTCCGGCACCATCGGGGCCACGGGCGCCACCGGAGCCGGAATCATCGGTGCGACAGGCGCCACCGGACCTACCGGCGTCGGCGCTACCGGCGCTACGGGAGCCAACGGCTCCGGCATCGTTTCGACCACCACCACCGCTTCGGATGTCGTTCTAACGACGAGCCCCGCGGCTATCGTCACGAGCTCCGCGGTGTCGGTCACGAGCGGCCAAAAGGTGTTGGTCCTATTCTCGGCCAACGTCGCCAACACCGGCGAGGTGGTCACGAGCGGGGAAACACTCGTGAGTTTCGCGGCGCAGTTCGATACCACGACCGTTGACTCTTTCCAACAGTTGTTGGTGAACGCCACCGACAACGGAAATGCGACCGTGAGCTGGTCCTACGAGGTCACGGGCCTTTCGACGGGAAGCCACACGTTCCGGGCGCTCGGGTCGGTCGACGCCACTACGTGCACGCCCGAGGTCATCGCGGCTCGCATCACCACTGTTCTTCTTCCGGGCTAACCTATGAGCGTCGGCCAGATCCTCAACCGCGGCTCACGGGTTGCCGTTCAACCGGGGATCCCCGCTGGCGCTACAGGCCCGAGCGGAGCCACGGGGCCGACCGGCGCCACGGGAAGCACGGGGCCCACTGGCTCCCCCGGAGCTACGGGTGCTACCGGGGCCACGGGTGTCGGAGCCACGGGCGCTACGGGGCCGGGTGGCGCGGGCACCGCCGGGGCTACCGGGGCTACCGGGGCCACGGGAGCTACGGGAACGGGAACAGCCGGCGCGACTGGCGCCACCGGACCGACCAGCGCCGGGGGGCCGGCCGTAGTCACCGCCTCTACACCAGAGGACACCAACCCCCACACGTTGACGACGCGCGCCATCACCTCCAATACGGAGCTCGTGGTCGAGGTTGTTTTTCTCGCGCGTGACCCCACCGACGGCAATGACGAGGGCGGCCGTATCGCCGGTACCTTCAAGAATACGGCGGGGACCGCAGTGCAAGAGGGGACGACGACGAAGGTGTGGCAGCAGGCGAACGCCGGGGGCGTCGTTTGCACCTTCGGCGTGACCGGCGGGAGCTACGAGATCATCGGGACCGGCAACGGTGATGGCACCACCGACTGGACTCTCTACATCTACGAGTACCCAAGCGAACTCTAAACGATCCCGCCGTGGGAGACGGGGCCGGCCACCTCGTCGACGACATACCCCATCTCGTGAAGCCGCTCGAAGAACGCGTGGTCTTCCTTGAGCATGATCCGCTTGCCCGCCCATGGCAGGATCATGTGGTGGAAGAGCGCCACGCGGGAGCTTTCATCTTGGTAGTAGGTGAGGTCCGCGTAACGCCGGCACATGGCCTCGAGAACTCCCCTCGTGATCAAGGCGCACCCCAAGCCGGCGTGGGTGATCCGGCCGATTGAATCCCGCGTGACGGCCCACGGGTGGGGCGGCGTACGGGTCTTGTAGGGAATGACGACCACCGGCCGATCGGCGGCGAGCATCCGCGCGAACATGTCGGGGGTCAGATCGATATCGTCATCTCGGAAGAACAGCGCGTCACACGGACCCTTGAGGAAATCCGCTACGAGGTCGGCGCGGGCGCAGTCGATCCAGGGGCTGTCCTTGATGAGGCCCACCACTGAACCTTCGAGGCCAAGCCGTTGGGCGATACCCCGGGTTGTTCGATGGAGGTGCTCTTCACGTTCCTTCGACATGCGGTGGGCCGGGGTCGCGAAGTAGACCTTCATTGGCTCTTGCCCTGGAGGCTCCAACGAATCAGGTCGCGGCCTTGTTTGACCTTCTCCGGATCCGGGGCCCTGGGCGCGAGGCGCGCCTTCAGTTCGTTGATCTCGCGCCGCTGGTCGCGGATGATCTCGAGGAGCTTTACGACCTGGGCCTCGGCGATGGCCCACCAGACATTCTGCGGATCTCTCATTGTCACTTCTCCGGCGGTTTTGTCCGATATGCAACCTCGGCGATGAGCACTGAACAAAACCATAATGAGAAGAGCGGCCCCCATACAACTGCAACGAGGACCGTTTTCCAAACGGGTTCGGCAGAGTAGCTCGCCGGCTTGCCGTCGCGTGGGGCGTCTGCGTAGTTAGACATCGTTTGAGTAAGGAACGTCGCGACGATGCCGGTTAGATAGCACCATAGGAAAGTCATGGGCGGTTACGGACCTCTTCGGGATCGACCGGGGTCTGCTGATAGTAGCCCCCGGACCATCGATCCATATAACGCTGGAATACCCTTTCGTACAAGGGCCCGACCGCCTCGAGTGAATAAAGGCTCTTCGCTCGATCTCGAATCATGAGTCGATCTACCTGACTCAAACTCAGCGCCCGCTCAGCGGCGGTACAGAGCTCGCGGTGGGAAGCGCATCGCCATTCTGCGGGGGTCGTCTCGCAAAAAGCTCCGTGGTCGGTGGTAATTGCCGGGGTGCCGCTCAACTGGGCTTCGACGGCGGTACCGCCGAACGGCTCGCGGAACCGGGTGGGGTTGATGGCCGCGATCGCGTTCGCCATGAGGCTTGCTCGTTCCGCTACGTTGGCGGAACCGAAGGGGATCACGAAGTCAGGGATTTCACCCAAGTTGGCGCAACCCTGGCCGGCGATGACGAGCCGCGCATCGGTGACGCCGCTCTTCCTCAACGATTCGACCACGCCGATGGCCTCGGGAAAACCCTTGTCGGGAATCACGCGCCCGATAAATAAATAGAACGGGCCGGCGTTGATGATGTCGGCGGTTTTTTGAGTCGAAGGTGGATTGAGTGGAAACTCGTCCATGTCAAAAAAGTTGGGAACCACCGCACTGCTGTTGTCTTCGACCTTATGGTCGGCGCGGCCCATGACCCACTCCCGGTGCGAGTGACTCTCGAAGATGCGATAAACGCTTTGGGTTCCGTAGTACCCAATTCCCGGCTCTACCATCATCGCGCTCTGCGCAGTGCCCCCGTAAGATCCCGGGAAGGCATCGCCGATCGGAGCCACTTGGCAGTTACCGCTCAACGTGAGAATGAAATCTCCGCGCTTCACCCGCGGGAGGAGGCGCTCGACGCACCGCTTATTGTATTCCTGCCAGTAAGGAAGGCTCGGATCCCACACGATGTGATAAAGCTTCTGCGGATCGTGGGGCCCGAAGTGTGCCGCGCGCTCTTCCTCGGTGAAGATGTCGACATGCTCGACATCGACCGGGACCTCGGCGCCTTCGTTCGAGTAGTCAATGCAGGTGTGGCCCCGGCGGCTCATCATCTTGAGGAACTTGAGGGCTTTCATCGTGTACGCGCAATGGCTGTAGCTCGGGTGCGTAGTCGTGTGGGGCATACCGAGAAAGTGAAATCGAAAACCCATAATCAACCTCCTCCGAGAATCCACGCCCGCCCAAAGCACCCATTGACCCCGTCGAACTGTTTTACGGCGCCCTTCCGGCCGGCCCACTCCTCGAGTTTCTCCGCGCTCAACTCGTGCGGATGCCCTTCGTGGGCCGGGATTCCGATCCACTCAAAGATGCGCAACTCACGGGCAAGGGCCCGCGCGTTCGCGATCACCTTCGCCGGATCCTCAGTGTGCTGGAGGCAGTTGTACACGAGGGCCACGTCGAATATGAACGGCTGCCCGTTGAACTTCACTTTCGCGTAGGCCTCCCCTGGCTCCTGCTCGACCTCGATCAACGCATTGCCATAGCGTGCTCTAACCCACGCTGGGTATTGCCCCGGGTCGATCACCATCGACGGCCCGCGGTTCTCGAACTTGAGTAGCACACTCACCGGCCCGCCCCCGATGTCGACGAAGCTCCGGCCTCCGCCATCGTACGCGATGCCGCCCGCGTGCCACACTTTCTTATATTGGAAACCCATCTCGTCGAGGTAGACGTACTGTTTGGTCTCTTCCCCGGAAGTATTGGCGCAGTTGCCCCAAAAACGAGACTCGAGATCGTCGTGGTCGCTCATCGAATCAACCTTGCTGACTTGAGGGCCGCGATAAACGCGGGCGTGAGGGTGTGGAGCAGATCCTCTTCGCGCTTTACGAAGCGGCCCGCCCCGCTTCCGTAGAGAACCGCGTGGAGAATTTCATGCACAAACGAGTCGAGCTCGATCGCGGGGTTCTTCGGCACCGACCGAATCCAGATGCGCGCAATGGGATCGGTCTCGAAGTAGCCGCACGTGGTCTCGCCCCAATCCTTCGGGAGGATGCTCGCAGGCGTGCGCGCCGTCACGCGGATCACTTCGTAGTCGTAGCCGCAGACGACGACGTGTTTCGGGAGCCGCATGTCGTTCCCGAGCATGACCTCAGCGAGCCCTACCGTCAAGCACCACCAAACACCATTCGGGGCTTGCACCACCATTCCCGATGGGCTAGCTTGGGCCCCGTGAGCAAGAAGAGAGGTTTCGCCGCCATGGATCCCGGGCGGCAAAAAGAGATCGCGAGCGCTGGCGGCAAGGCCGCGCACGCGAAAGGTTCCGCCCACGAGTTCACGGGCGATGAGGCGCGCGAGGCAGGCCGCAAGGGCGGCCAAGCCGTGAGCCGCGATAAAACCCACATGGCGGAGATCGGGCGCAAAGGTGGCCTCGCCAACGGGAGCCGGAAGAGCAAGACGAAGGAGGTCATCGCATGAGATTCGACGCAGGCCACGGGTGGGAGTTCGAAGCCGAGCGAGTCGTAAAAGACATCGCGGGCGTGCGTGTTTCGGTCGACTTGGAGCCGAGCGAATTCGGCGAGTTCCATTGGACCGTTTGTCGCATCGAAGGGGGTGCGGCTACGTTCGACGGCCACGGTACGGGGCGTTCGCTTTTGGCTGCTAAGGCTGACGCGGAGCGCATCGGCTTACTCATCGCCGTCAACCGCGAGGCGCTTTGATGGACATCGAACGTTTTCACCCCCTCGGTGCGCGCATCTTCCTTCGCCCCGACTCCCCCGAGGAAAAGATCGGCCGCATCCTCATCCCGAGCAACGCCCGCAAGCCCACCAACACCGGCGTCGTCATGGCGTTCGGACCCGGGATGCTCTGCAAAGACGGAACGCGATGGCCGATGCCCGACATCGCCTGCGGCGACCGGGTGCTCTACGACGCACGCAATCCGTTTCAAACAGTGCGCATCGACGGGCAGGATCTTATCAGCCTGCGGGATGACGACATCTTCGCGGTGATCGAAGAATGAGCGTCGGCGGCCTCCGTTGGACGCGCCGGTTGAAGCGGCGCGGCGGGCTCCAAGCCATCGAGGCTCGCCGCGCCATCGAGTTCGCGCTCGTCATGAACCACAAGCCCCGGACCAACTCCGAACGAGAGATGCTACCTGGCGTTTTGGAGTGGCTCCAAGAGAATCCGCTCCGCACCCTCCCCATTCTCACCAAAGAATACTTCGGCTGGGTCTAGCCCCGCCGTTCAACATCAAACCGGAAGGACCCCAACGTGCACTTCGATCTGAATCTCGCTCATCTCTCCGTCGATCCCGCGAGCGTCGTGACCGCGTGGGTTTCGCTCTGCGCCGCCGTTTCGCTCGTCAACAAGTACGTCGTGACGCCGTACTTCCCGATGGCCGCGCGGATCATCAGCCTGCCCCTCAACATCCTCCCGGCCCACGTCGGGCAGCTCATCACCGACATCGAAGCGATCATCGCCGACATCAAAAACCCGCCGCCCGCCACACCGACGGCAATCGCCCCGATGACTCCGACGGTTCCCCCCGCGACTCCGCCCTCGACGAGTCGCATGGGCCTTGCCGCCGGAGCCTTCGCGCTCATCTTCGGGATCCAGACCGTGGCCTTTGGTGCGGCGGTGACCGGCTGCACCCCGGCGCAACAGGCGGAGGCCGATACGATTGAGCAGTTGGTGCTCCACGATCTCGCGGCGGGCAAATCCGACCAGCAGATCGAGGCCGACATCGCCTCGTCATTGGCGGGCCAAGTAGGCACCGACGCAGTCGTGATCCTCAACGACGTGTTGACGTTCTTGCTCGACGCGAAGGCCATCCCGGCCGATTTGATGAGCGCCGCGCTCGCGATGAAGTCGAGTGCGGCCCCCGTGGCCGCGGCCCACCGTATCAAGTAAGCCCCCGTCGATGATCTATCGAACCGCCGCCCACGAGGCGATTGCCAACACCTTCAAGGGGCGCTTCCACGGGTACATCCCCGACGATGCCTCGGGCCGATACCAGAAGCCCGCTTCGCTCCTTTTGAAGGCGTCGGGGGCGGTCGCGCAAGCGAGCCTCGTCGGCTGCGAAGCCCAGATCCTCAATCAGGGGCAGACCGGTTCTTGCGGGGGTCATGGCACCGCCCAAGCGGTCTACACCGCGCTCAACGCCGCCGGGTTCTCCCTCCTCACGGTGCCGTCGCCGCGGATCCTTTACGCGCTCGCCCGCATCATGCAGCGCACGAACGCAAGCCAGGGCCTCGCCGACAGTGGCGTGATGCCGTCGGACCTCCTCACGGTGCTTCGGCAGTACGGCATCAAACCGATGGCCCCGACGGTGACGCCCGACGGTCGGTACTCGGACGTGTGGGGCCCGGGGGATCTCACTGGGCTGCCCCTTGCGCAACCCAACGTCAACACCGAGCCGGATTTGCTCGACCTCGAGACGAGCGGCCTCAAACTGCTCACTGGTGAATACCGCATCGATGAAACGGATCCTACGCTGCCCCAACAGATCCTCGCGTCGGTCAATGCGAAGGCCCCGGGTGGGGTCGGCATCTTCGTCGACTCGGCATTCATGCAGTGGGATCCATCGACAGGCCCGATCAAAAGCATCAACCTCGCCGACCCCCAAGGCGGCGGCCATTGGCTCGCTCTGACCTACGGCTATACGACCCCGGCGGGTACTATCGTGCTGGGGGGCCCCAATTCGTGGGGGGCCGAATGGCCGGTCACGGCCGGATCAGGCGTTCCGGGTTCGCCCTATTGGAAGCCGGGCCATTGGGAGGTCGAAGCGCCAGGGCTTCAGAAAGCCCTATCCGATTGTCTCCTCTTCCCCGTCAAGGTGCTCTCATGAAAGTAAACCCCTATTTTACTTTCGTGCTGGCCCTCTTCGCGGCCGCGTGCCATTCGACGCCCCCCGTCGTTGTGGCCCCCGCAGTCGACGCCGCCTCGGTTCTCCCTCCGCCCGAAGCCCTCGGCGACACCGGGGCCCCGACGGCATTAGCCGATTGCGAAGCGGCCTGCCTTGAGATCGATAAGGTCGGTTGCATCACCGAGACCGACTGCGCCGCGGTGCTCTGCGCGGCGAACAACGACCCGCGGTTCACCCACTACGACGTCAGTTGCCTCATTCACGCGATGCTTCCGAGCGACATCGCAGTCTGCGGCGTCGACTGCACTTTGAAGACTCCGAGCTCGTTGGCGCATCCGCTATGATCTGGCTCTTCGGGAGGGCGGCCTCATGAATCAAGCTACGCAACGCAAAATAGATTCGTACAAAGAGGCACTCGACACATATCGATCTGGGTCACGCAATCGACGTGCGAGCGTTTTGGCGCTTTTGCAAGAATGCCGTCGCGAAGAGGCTTTGGATCTAAAGGAGCTCACTAGAGCGGGTAACGCCGTGCAGAGGGCATTGTTCGGTAATGTGGAAGATAGCGATCTAGTCCCCGGTCGTGCTTATGATGACATTAGGCTAGACGATGATCTACCGAATGGTGATGTCTCAGACCAAATCGACGCGCTCAAAACACTAATCAAAGAAGCCGAAGAGGGCGAATGATTACGAGCTCGGCGGAGCATCCGCAATGATCTGGCTCTGCGGAGGAATCTACCTCGTAGGGGTTGCCGTGTGCATCCCGCTTTTCTTCGACAAGGATGATCCTTGGGGGATCGCCTTCGCCCTCTTGTGGCCCCTCCTTTTGCTCGGCGCCGTCGGTGTTCTTATCATCGGCGTCGCCCAACACGCGCACATGTTTTTCTTCGGCCCCACCCTTCCCCCCGAGGATTCCGATGGCTGATATCCCCCCCGAGGTCCGCGCCGCGATGCGCGCGACCGTAAACACGCTCGGCCGCATCGGCTACCGCGCGATCAGCGCCGCCATCAGCACCGCATTGAAGGGCGTCGGCGAGATCACCGAGGAAGTCGACCGGCGGGTGAAGCGCGGCGCCGGTGCGGCCGAGAAGATGGCCCGCGGGGAGCCATACCAGAATCCCGACGACTCCGACGACGAGGAACCGAACGAATGAAAGCGCGTGAATTCGCAAAGCGAGCGATGATCTACGGGCTCGGGCTCACACTCTACGTCTATGAGCTGTTCGTGGCGACGGTGGAGGGGCTCGGCCTCAACACGCGGGGGTTTTGGGGCGAGCCCACCCGGCCCGACGAGTCGAATCCCAACGTGGCCCCGGCGGTTGGCGATCCCATCGCGCAAGCACGCGCCGAGATGCTCGAATGTGCCTCACGTGACTTCGAGGCGTGGCAGACGATGACCCCGGCCGAGCGCGCCGCCAGCATCCAAGCCCGCTCCAACCCTCCCCCCTCCCAGAAAGAGAAGCTGTCATGACCGTCGGAGCTCATCGTCGTCGTCTCAACGTCCGCCCGCCCCCGCCGCGCTGCATCCAGTGCGACAAGGAAGATCAGATCCCCGGTCGGTCGGACAAGCTCGGAATCAACTGCGCGACCTACAAGGATCGAAGCGCCGCGAAGATCGCCAAAGCGGGCAAGCCGCGCCCCGGTGACGGCTGATGATGGATCCGACGCCCCGCAACCTCCCGGAGGAGGAGCGCCATTACTGGGAGCGGCTCTACGAAGGAGCGCTCATCGAATTCTTGAAGCGCGGTCAAACCCCCGGTGATGCCGCACGGAACGCCGCTTACGCGGCCGATAAATCGATAGAGATTCACGCCGAGCGCTTCGCGAAAAAGTGAAGTGGCCCGGCCCGGCAAGTTTTACGCGAGCGTGATCGGCTACGCGCCGCGCGCGATCGTGTGCTTGCCGTGCATGAGCGCCCTCGAGATTGAGCTCGGGCGATACTCCGGCATTCGTCCGTGCGAGCGGTGCGGCGGTACGGCCTCGGTTATTGCCCAGGCACCGGCGGAGAAGAAATGATCCTCCGCGGCTTCCTCGTGTTCGCCGCGACGCTGGCCGCGGATATCTGCTGGGCCCACTACGTACGGCATGCGGCGCGCGGCTCGCGATGGTGGGCGGCGCTTTGGGGTGTCGGCCCGGTCCTCGCGGGTGCGTTCAGCGTGCTCCAGTACACCGCCGACCATTGGATGGTGGTGCCCGCGGTGCTCGGCGCGTTCGTGGGAACGGCGGTGGGGGTCAAACCGAAGGTTTAGTAGGCCAGATCCGCAGCTTCGCCCGCGCGGCCGCATCCTTCTTGTGCCCCCGTCGGTCATAGCGCACCGTCGTATCTGGGCTCGCGTGGCTCATGAGGCTCTGCACTGTCGCGAGGTCGGTGCCGGCGTCGAGGGCCCGCGTCGCGAACGTGCGGCGACAATCGTGGGGGGTGAACCGTTTGATCCCGATCTCTTCGGAGATCGTTTCGCAGAGGTACTCCAACGCACGGAAGTTGAGGGCCGCGCTCTTTGCCCGTACGCTACCGTCCGGCTGCACCCTCACGAGCAAAGCAGCCGTCGGCGCGTCGAGCTCCGCGCGTACGGGGAGCCACGCATCGAGGCTCGGTTTCACGTCGGGGCCCACGGCAAGGATCGTCTCCCGGTTCCCCTTCCGCAGTAGCCGAAGCTCACTCGCCGATGGGTCGTACCCCTTCAACGTGAGTCGGCTCGCCTCCGTCGCGCGAAGGCCGGCGCCGATGAGAAGCGCAAAGGTTGCCTCGAGGAACGCCCCGTAAGCGCTTGCCGGCCAATCAATCGCCGAAGGCCCGTGCGCTTCGCAGTAGGCGAAGAGTTTCCCGATCTCCTCGTCGGAGAGGTCACGACCCGCCGGGAGGCGCGTACCGTGAATCGGCTCAAGGTTGAGGGCGTTCCCGAGGTCGTTCCCCGACATGAGGCCGAGGCGGTTTGCTTGCCTAAGCACCCCACGGAGCGCGCAGAGGGTTACCCGCACCGTGTCGAGGCTGTAGTTCGCCCTCAGAAGGGCCGCGCGGATGGCGCTCGTCTCGGCGTACGTCATCCGATGCCACGGCACGGCGGGGGCGTCGCGCCCTAATAGGCGCCCGATGCGCGCCAAACCCTCCCGCATCGTCTGCGCAGCGCGCTCGGAGTCGCGAGAGGCAAGGTAGCTTTCGTACGCGCCGACGCGCGCAAGCTTACTGTTGACCGTCGTAACGGCCGTTTGGGGGCCTAATGTACGGTCGGGCGCATCGAGGGCGGCGCCGACGAGGGCCAACGGCGCCGCGGGGGGCTCGGAGGCGCTCATCGGTACCCCATGCGCCGCCACCACCCTTCGCGCCAACCGGTCCAACCCCGCGGGCGCCAACCGTCATCGCCATCTTGGCGCACGGGCATTTCATAGGTGCCGGCCGGGGCATGCCACGGCGGACCGACGGGCGTAGGCGCTTCCACGTTGAGGTGGATCGGGAAGTGCCCCGCGACCGGGGTACCATCGGTCATCCACATTCGGCCGTTGCCAGCGACCTGCAAGCGCTTGTAGCCGCTCACTTTGCAGCCCTCCGTGCGCACGTCGGGCACGTTGGGGGCCCGCTTTCAGCGAGGTCGCAGAGGCTTTCCAGCGGGATGCGCCCGCAAAGCACCCCGATCTCGTTGCCCCCGCAGTCGACGGCGACGGCGTGGGAGAGCATCGGGGCCCCGTCGAGGCGTCCACGCCCGCGGTAGGCCCCCGCCAGGACGTTGCGAACACCGACAGACGAAACGAGACCTATCCCCTTGATATTATTCATGTTTTCGCCTATTCCGCTACCACTAGATGACGCTAATATCTCTTAGCCCGACTTAGCTTGTGGCCCGCGGGTGGCCTTGGCAAGGCCCGGCGGGCCACCGGGAGGCCCCCCTAGAACGGCCCGGGGAAGGCGTTTGACGATACGGGGCGGGCCTGGGCCGGGGGTCACGTTCCGGGGTGGGCCTTGGGCGCGAGCGGGCAGGGCCCTCGGTGCTTGATGAACTTGGCCTTGCCGAACCCCCCTCCGAGGGCCTTTAGGAGGCACCTTTCGCAGGCTTTTCGATCGCGGCACTCCACTAGGGCAGCCGTAAGGCGTTCTTGCTGCGCGCGAGACCGTTCCGCAGCGTAGTCTCGGCGGAATTCTTCAAGATCGGCACGCCGTTTCTCTTCGGCCTTGCGCTCTTGCTCCGCCTTGAGGCCCGCCTCGGCCCGATCACGCGGGTAATCGAGCTCACCCCGTTCGTTGACACGCGCAGTGCAAGCGGGGTTCGGGCATCCGAGCTTGCCCGCGATAACCGCGGCCCAACAGAAGGGGCAGTTGTAAGAACCGTCGGGGTAGGTCTTGTCGGGCTCGCGTTCGCGGCCGAGGCAATCGCGGATGATCATGATCGAGGCTCATGCCGCACGGCGCGGTGTTGGGCGAGGCTTTTATGCAAGCGCCTCAAGTTGAGGATCGAAAGGTGCTCGTCGTTCATGTAGAACCTTTCTTCAGCGTCTTCGAGATTGTAGGCCCACGTGCACCACGTTTCCTCACCAAACCCCGGATCGGATCGATCGGTGTACGTGCCCACGTAACGGTAAAGGGGGCCGTACTTACCAACCTTCGTAACGAATGCGCGTTGCTTACTCATCTTCATCTCTCCCTTGTGTATATAAGACGGCCGAACCGGCCCTTTCATTCAGCCCTAATTGCATCTCGAAAGCGTCTCATCGGATGGTACCCAAAAACCAAGCCTCGACCCCCTGGGTTGAAACCAACCCACCCGGCGCCGGCCCTGGGTCAAACAAGACCCATGCCAAGGGGCTCAGGCTGGCTCGGGCCGGCCGGGGCGTCTCATAAGGGTCTCGCAAAAAAAAGAGGGGAGGGGGCTGAATGTTTTGACCGGTCCGACCGTCTTACTAGGTACAAGGAACGAAGGAGAGACGACGATGAGCACGATGCGTTACAGCGGCGAGATTCGGATCCGAATCACCTACATCGACGCGCCCCAGGGCGGCACTTGCGGTTACTACCGCTGCTTTCTCCGTGCCGTCGGTTTTCACCAAGGCGAAGGCCGGACGATTCAAGTCGGGGCCCCCGCGCACCTGACGAACGCGGTCGATTCGCCCGGGGCATTCGACGATGCAGCCCGTGCGGCCATCGCCTTCGCACAAGATGAAAACCCGGGGTGGGATGACCTCGCGGCCCACAACGAAGACGGCTACCACGTCGCGCGGAGCGCCAACGCCTTCCGCGGTCTCACCGCAAAAACGGCTTGAATGAAACGGCCCGCTGGGCCATCTGACAGAATCAACCCTACCCCACGGAGGCACCCACCATGAAACCCGGCCCGTCGTAATGGCGGGCCCTGCGACAACCCAAAAGATGCGGCGAGGTCCGGTTCAGCCGGGGGATACCTCGCCCGTCGCAGCCGGCTCCCGATAGGGTCCGGCGGCCTCTCCCCCTTCGTCAGGATCGATCGGGAGCCGACTGCGACGCAAGAGCAACGATTCACCGAGTAAAAAAGGAACGACCATGACTCAACCGACCAGCATCAAGATTGACAACGTGGAATACATCCGGGCCGATTCGGTCCAACAGAAACCGAGCGGTAACCGCGCCGTGGTCGTCGTCGACCGCGGGTGGGTTTTCGCAGGCGACATCGAACGGGCCGACGGTCGCATCACCCTCACCCGCGCCGTGTGGGTCTTTCGATGGGAATCCGTCGGTTTCGACGGCGTACTCCGAGACCCCAAGTCGACCAAGGTCCAGATCCGGAAGTTGGAGGCGCCGGTGGACCTCCCGGAGGCGAGCGAGATTTTCTGCGTTCCGGTCGCTGCCGATTGGGGGCTCTGATGGCTTCGGTGGTACGGCCGGTCGGCTACGGCAACGGCTACGGCTACGGCTACGGCAACGGCTACGGCGACGGCAACGGCTACGGCGACGGCAACGGCAACGGCTACGGCGACGGCGACGGCAACGGCGACGGCAACGGCAACGGCTACGGCAACGGCTACGGCAACGGCTACGGCAACGGCAACGGCTACGGCTACGGCAACGGCAACGGCTACGGCTACGGCAACGGCGATGGCAACGGTACGGTACGATGTACCCGCCCCGATCGCCGGAGACCGTAAGGGAAGGTTTCGATCCTTCGAACCGGGGGCCGCCTCGGTTCGAGCGAACGACTCGAAAAAACAAGGGGAAACGACCGTGGATTCAATCAAGCGACAATTCGAAGTGACAATCGTCCACCACGGCGCGCCGGCGCCGATCAAGCTGCCCGTTCTCCGCGACGAGAGTGAAGTAGCAGCACTCAAAGCGAGCTACGAAAACGTCATCGCCCGCGCGGTGGAAGTGCCTGGCGTCGACGCGGCAGTTGCCCCGGCCGAGACGGTTCCCGCGGGTTTCCGTCAGGCGCTGCGCGCACTCATTGCGTGCTACCGCAAGGCCGAGTCCGAAGGCAACACGCTCTTGTCGGCCCGCGCGCAGAATGCGGTGGCGGCGCTCTTGGGGCATCAACCGCAGTTGCGGGGTGACAACGGCGAAGCGTTCGGGGAGCCACGGCGAATGGCGACGTTGGTAGGGATGCCCGGGGGCAAGCGATGACCTTCCCCAAAGCGCCTCCGCGCATCGCACTCCCGCCCCTCCGCCCCCCGCCCTACTCGGGCGCCTTCCCCGATCGCATCACCATTCCGACGCCGACCGCGGCTTTCGAGCTCACGGTTCTCGCCCTCGGCGACGAGGATATCATCGCGGTCGACGACTCCGACGAGCGCATTACGTTGGTGCCCGAACGATGATCGCGCTCCGCCTCACCGATCTCGAGATCATGATCGCGCGCCGGCTTCTCCGATCCATCCGCCACCTGACTTCGATCCGGCCCTCGCGCGCGTGCATCCCGCCGCCCCGCCCCCCGCCGGCTTACTACTCGGCCGTCGTGATTCCGGCGAACATCCCCATGCGCGACATCGGATCCGCGCGCCAGGTACTCTCCAACGATGCTGCGAAGACCGCAGCGGACACTGTCAAGCCGGAGTCGGGCCGATGAGCCCGCGGAAACCGAGCCGGCCCCCGCCGCCCCCCGGTGAATTCATGGTGCGCATCATCACCGGCCCTGTCGACTTCCCCGAGGTCGTCGAGCGGCTCTGCGCCAACGAGCAAGATGGGTGGGGCGCGTTTTACGAACACTGCCGGAGCCGCGCCGATGTTCGACTGCTCCGCAACGGTGCGGTGGTCGCCCGCCGGTTCGCGGTTGTTGATCGGGTGCCTTCATGAGCATCCCGATTCCCCCGGGCCCCTTCCCCAGTCGACCCAAGCGCACCTTCGAGATTCGCCTCGGTGATTCCGTCGGGGTAACACTCGGAAGCATCCAGGCCGACACCTACCTCCAAGCGGCGGGCTACGCCTCACGCCAACTCTTCGGAGGCTCCGGCAATGTGATGCGCGCTACGGGTTGGGGGGACGCCCCAGGGACCTTCCTTGACACGGAGGTGGGGCGGCCCCCGGTGCTGTTCTTCATCGCCGAGCCCGGAGTGACGGCGCAACACCCACTTGGTCACTTCCGAAACGCGGATGACGCTGGGCTCGGGCCTGCCCCTGCTCTCGTCGGCACCAACCCACATCACGTTACCGGCACGCTCAAACACATACCGCAACCGAAACCCCAACCGAAACGCAAGCGCCGATGAGTCCTCCCCATTCCCTTCCCGATTCCACCAGGTTGCTCGCTGCGGCCCTCGACAGCCTCGAAAACACGACCAGCTATTGCTCCGCCGGCAAGAGCGCGCACGGCCCGATCCTCGTCGAAGGCGCGGTGTGGTGCTACAAGTGCGGGGCGATTCGAATGCCGGGCGAGGAAACCTGGACCCAACCCAAGTCGGTGAAACGATGAGCGCCTATAACGTCTACGCTGGCGAAGCCCAGCACGGCCCGCGCCGCTTCCGGCCTCGCGGCTCTCTGAAGTGCTACCACGAAGGGGCCCAAGAGAACCCTACGACCCGCCTCGGCGGGGGCGGTTACTCAGCGCGGATCTTCGTTGGCCTGAACGTCGGCCAGCGCAAGGCTTACAGCGTCGATGACGTCGTGAAGATCGTGTGGGGGGTGCGCAAGCGCCAGGGCCGCTCCGGGGATGCATCCATATTAGCCCAACGCGGTATCTACGAAGACCGCGGGGGCAAGCGCGTCGTCGAGCAGTCAGTGCAGATCATCATCATCGACTTTTCTGGCGCGACCAAGAAGGGGTTTATCGCCGAGATGATCGAGCTCGCCGAGGCGCTCCAGAAGCGCATGAAGCAAGAGACGGTCATCTTGGAGATCCAGAATAAAGGGAGAGTCGTCGATGTCTTCAGTATCGCGGAGTGAACATGCCTCGTAAGTATCATCCCACCGAGTACCGCGACTACTTCGGCCGCGAGATCAAGCCCTGCACAACATGTGGGGCCCCTTCGTCCTTCCACGGAGCGACGGAGTGCACCAACTGCCACGAGGTCGAGAGGCGCTTCGCGCAGTACATCGACGGGGGCCCGAGGGCGGTCAAATTCATCACGGATGCCCTCGCCGCGGCCGGGTGGGTCGGTAAAGCAAAGGCGGCACACCCCGCGACCGCGTGCGCGTTAGGCGCGGTGGATGTCGTCGAAGATGCCGCCCGAACGACGGCGGGGAAAAAAGTGAGCACCTTCGAGATCCGCGAGGTCGATTCCCTCGGGGTCCTTCTCAAGAGCGTCGAGGCCGACAACGCCTTTCGCGCGATTGAGCTCGCGTTTCCCGGCAAGGAATTTCACCGGGAGACGGGGTGGGGCGGCGGAAGCGGTACGTGGAAAGTCAAAGGGAAAGCTGCGCATGTGTGGGTCGGCCCCGCGGTTGCGGCCCCGACGAAGCCGAAGGCCAAACCGAAAGCCAAGGTCAAGTGAGGTGGGTCCAAACACCAGCCGGCGACAAGTGCCACGCGGTTCTCACCCGCCACAGCGGCAAGACGCTTTGCGGGTTGCCACTCGAGGGGGCCGTGATCGCGAAGGCTCCGGGGTTCGATAACCGGTGCGGTAACTGCGACGCTGAATGGCGCGAGCGCGGGCGGCACCAGAGAAAGAAGACGCGGCCGGTTTCACGAAAGGAAGAATACCGACCGCGGTTCACGTTCAAAGATTGGGAGAACCTGGCATGAAAAAAGCCATACTCAAAGTACCTCTCTCCGGACTCGACTTCCCGGTCGGTTACAGCTTCGATATTATCGACGAAAAGACCGACCCGATAACGCTCCGGACGACGGTAGGGGATCTTACAACGTCGTTTAGGGCCCTCTCTTTTTGCTTCGACATCGTCGATGACCACCCGATGATTTGCCGCTGCGGTATCCACCGCGCTGATTGCGATTACCATCGATGACCGTCTTAGCGCTGACCGTTTCGTGCGGCACCTGCGGCGAGCAGACGATGTCCGACACGAAAAAGTGCGACAACTGTCGCGAGGTCGAAACGCGGCTCGCGCAATACCTCTTCGAAGGCGGCGCAACCGCGCGCACGTTCGTGTGGGCAGAGCTCGTCAAAGCCGAAGAGAAGGCCGAGGAAAGGGCCAACCGATGATTGAGATCCGCCGTCTCGGCCCCAACGGTCTCTTGGGCATCCTCTCCACCAGCTTTTCGCCCGTGCTCCGCGACGAGTGCAAGCGCACACCGGGGATGGTGTGGAACCCCGAAACGGTGATCTGGGAGGGCTACACCGACGCCGTTGCGCTGGTGGCCGCCCGCGCGCGTGAGCGAGGTCTCATCATCAAAGATCCGGCGAAGTTCCCCCTCACCGCGACGGTTCTTCCCGTCGCCACGAAGGACCTCCGTGAGTACCAGATCGAAGGGGTCAACTTCATCCTCAACAAGGCCCGCGAGGGGTGTCTCCTCGGTGACACGGTCGGGCTAGGCAAAACGGCCCAAGCCATTCGTGCCGCGCGCGCCATCAAGCAAAACACCCTCATCGTCTGCCCCTCGTTCGTGCGGGGCGTATGGGTCGACGAGTTGAAGAAGTGGTGGCCCGACGCGGACGCGCCCAACCTTCCTTCCGGGGTGAAAGTACCGGAGGGAAGCCTCGGTAACACCGGATGCGTCACGGTCATCCACTACGACATCCTCTATGCGTGGGTGCCCGAGCTTCTCAAGTGGGGCGTGAAGTTCCTAGTGTTGGATGAGGCCCAATACTGCCAAGGGTCCGCCTCTCGACGCACCAAGGCTTGCGCCGCGGTTGCCGCCCAAGCTTCATGGAGGGTTGGCCTCACCGGCACCCCGATGGCGAACCGCCCAGCCGACTTGTGGGCCGTCGTCGAGACGCTCTCCCCCGGCCGCTTCGGGAAGTTCTTTTCGTTCGGGCTGAGACATTGCAACGGCCGCAAAGAGCAAGTGACGCCGGAGAAGGCGGTGTGGAAATTCGACGGGGCGAGCCGCTTGGAGGAGCTCAATACCCGGTTGAAAAGCTTCATGCTCCGCCGGACCCGCGCCGATGTTGCCTTGCAGCTCCCGAGTCGCCAGCGCCAGATTCTGTCTCTCGAGGTGCCCCGGGCGAAATACACGCCCCAGATGATCGGATCCCACACCGCCCTCCGCAAGGCGCTCGAGGGCGCCAGCGACGCCAAGATCCCCGCCGTGATCGATCTCGTCGTCGGCCATCTCGAGGCCGGCCACAAGGTGGTCGTCGGAAGCCACCGGAAGGCGCTCGCGCATATGATCCACGATGGGGTGCGGCAGAAGATGCCGGTTCGATCGGAAGTGGTGACGGGCGAGATCCCGACGGCGAAGCGGCATGCGATCATCAAGAGTCAGCCCGAATTGATCTGTTGCACCTTCGATGCCACGCAGGTCGGGATCGATTTGAGCTTCGCCAGCGTCGGGGTCGTGGCCGAATTCGACTACCGGCCGAGTGTGTTGGCGCAGTGGGAGGGCCGATTCGGGCGGTTCGCCGGGCGTAATATTTTGATCCAGTATTGCAACGCCCGAGGGACCATCGACGACTTGATCCGGAAGGCGGTCATCACCAAGTTGGACACGCTCGAGAACGCGGTGGGCAAGGCCGATGTCGCGATGAGGGCCGACCTCGAAGCCATCGACGGGGCGAGCGGGTTAGATCGGTTGAAGGCCCTCGCGGAGAGCCTCATGAGTGGGGACGACGAATGAAGGTGGTATGCGTCGACGCCGATGGGGAACCGGAACTCACCCTCGGGATGGTTTACCGCCTCGAGTCGTTCGTCGGCGACGGGAAGGCCCGGCTCGATCGCATCGACGCGCTGTTTGACCGCCGGCGGTTTCTCATCATCGATCTCGAACACGATGCGCGGTTCGTTTGCGGAATCGTCATCACACTCCAAGTAGCGCGCACCCTCGGGCAATGGCCCGGTCAGGTGCGGCAGAAGAAGTGCAAATGTAGCATCCCACCTGGGGTGCTTTGCGAATACCACGGACCATGAAGAACCCTACCGACACGCTTGCTCGGATCATCACCATCGGCCTTTGGATCCTCGCCGGGATCCTTGGATCTTGCGCCCTCACCGCTTGCGGCGGAGGGGCCTTCGTTTATGACGCCCCTTCGCTTGATGCAGGCCCCATCGAAACCGAGGCGGATGGCGCCCCCGACGCGTTGGATGCCGGCCCCGATCGCGTCGTGGGACTACCCCCGCCCAAGCGCGACGCAGATACACCCGAGGTGGATGCGGGGTTACTAGGGGATGCAGCCCCAGAAGCAACCGCCGATGCGGCCACCGAGGCGTGCGCGCCGCCGCAGACCCAAGCCGAATGCATCCCCTCCGGCGCCACTTCGGGTATCTCCTACGCGATACCGGATTCCTACTGCGTGTGGCTCTACGACCACGCGTTGAATCCACCCGCGACGCCGGTAGTGATGACGATGCCCGCGGCGTGCCGCTGCGACTACACTGAGGCGTGCCTGATGGGGGCTGGCATGAGCATTTGCCCGGCCGGCTCGACGTACTACGCCGGGGGCATTTTCGAAACCGACGCAGGCGCAAGCCGGATTGTGTGCCAACAATGATCGACGATAAAGCATTCACGGATCTCTTTGATGAGGCCCGTAAACTACCTCCGATGACAGCGCGCGAACGACAGATCCAAAGCCTCGACTTCGCGTACGGTAACCTCGCGTGCACAACGAATCACAAACCGACGCGCCAAGCGTTCGCGTTCCTCGCGAAAAGCCACGGTTGGACCGCCCCGCAGTTCACCGAATGGGCCGAGGATAAGGAGTGGTGGGTCTGATGAAACTACCCGCTCAATCGAACGCGAATCCTGAGCGGCCCCAATGGGAACCCTCCGAAGAGACCCTCGCGGTACGGCGGTTGGTCGACGTGTGGGGACGCTCGTTCGCGCTCAAGTTCTTCCCGGGCGTCGCGGAACACGAGCTCGCGCGGTGCTACTACGGGATGCCGATCGAGCCGGGCGCGCTCGCGGGAATCAAAAAGGTGTTGAAGGAGCGGTTGGCCAATGACTGAGCGAGAGCGCGGTTTTTACTGGGTGCGGATTCCCCAACGAACGCCTGTGGGGCCGACGCACTCCGACGTCGTCGCTTTCACCCACGGAGATGGCCGGTGGTTTTTCGCAGGGCTCGACAAACCTCGGGGGGAGTTCGAAGCAATAGTGTTGGGGGGACCCCTCAAGTTCGAGCCCGGGCCGGCCCCCGCAGCGCCATTCGAACGACTTACGGCCGAACGTGACGATCTCATGTCGGCGATTAGCGTCATCGCGCGAGAGCGCGCAGAGCTGGCCGCCAATCTGACCGCGACCCAAGCACGTTGCACGGAACTCCTCGACGACTCGCGCGCGAAGGGCCGCGAGATCAAATACCTCAGAGACGAGATCAACAACCTTATCTCCGGGTGTTACGACCTGAGCGTGAAACTCGAGGCCGAACGAGCCGCCGCGCAGACCGCCCGAACCGAGGTACAGGCCCAAACGATCCGCCGCCTTCGCGCTATCGGCTATCGTGTCGTGAAACGTTGCGGCGCCTGCGTGAGCCTCGCGTTTGAGCGGCCATGACACCCGACCAGCTTGCGCACTTCATCGCGCTCTTCGCGTGGCTCGTCGGTTGGCCGGCGCTCATCGCCTTCACCTTCGTGAGCACGCTTGTGTTAGTCTTTGGGGAAGGCCCTCCGCCGCACGACCCCCGCGATGACTTCCGCGACTGACACCGCCGACAACGCCGCTTCGGATGACACCGAGCCGACCGCCGTTGATTGGAAGCTCGCGATCTCGAGTGGGCTCGCAGCGTGTGCGGTCGTCGGGCTCTTCATCTTGGCGATCAAGCACGCGGGAAGCGCTAGGAAAACTCGGTAAGCGGCCTTGACAGTGCCACTCGACCGCGGCAAACTCCCCAACGATGGCGAAATCATTCACGGGGCTCGACTACACCAACGTACGCACGGGCGGCTGGGTGGAGCTCGAGGATCGCGCGCTCATCGAGGAATACAAGAAGGGCGGCACCCTCCCGGAGATTTCGATCGCGCTCACCAAACGGTTGAAACGACCCATTACCGCCAGCGCCATCAAAGATCGGGCCTACTATCTGCGGCTGCGGGGCGTGGAGATTCCGCAGTTACCCCGATCGCGCCCTTCGCTTGACAAGCTTGAGCCGGCAACCCCCCTCAACCCGCTCGAACGTCGCGCGGCCCTCGACAAGGCCGCCGTAGCCCGCAAAGAAATGGAGGGGCTTGTCGATCAAGTCAACGAGTTCAAAGCGCGCCAAGCGTTCCTCGATGCGGCCGCGGGGTTCAAGGCGCCTCCGGTGCTCCTTCCCCGCGAGAAAAAGAGCGGCATCCGCGAGCTCTGTCCGATCGTACTCGCGAGCGATTGGCACGTCGAAGAGAACGTCGACCCGGAGAGCGTCGCGCGCCGGAACATCTACAGCCTCGAGATCGCCGAGGAGCGCATGGAGCGCTTTTGGCAGGGGATCATGTGGAACATCGAGCATCACCGCGCGAGCGGTAAGGTTGCGATCCGCGACTTGGTACTCTGGCTCGGCGGGGACCTCATCACGGGGTACATCCACCCGGAGCTCGTCGAGATCGCGGAGTTGTCACCTACGGGTGCAATCCGATGGCTCATCTCACGGCTACGGAATGGGATCGCGACGCTCCTCGAGCGGTTGAAGCTCGATCGGTTGGTGATCCCCTGTAGCTACGGGAACCATGGTCGAACCACCGACAAGACGCGGATCGCCACCGGCGCCCACAACAGTTTCGAGTGGCTCATGTACCACATGATCGCAAACGAATTCCGCGACGAAGAGCGGATCGTGTTCGAGATCACGGCGAGCGCGCACCAATACGTCGACGTTTTCGGGAGCATCGTTCACTTCCACCACGGTGACGAGGTCCGGTACAACGGTGGGATCGGCGGCCTCGGGATCCCGCTCCTCAAGGCGATCCCGAGCTGGGAGCTTGTGAAGCCGGCGGCCCTTCACTGCCTCGGGCACCACCATACGCTCCGCGACTTCGGCCGCGCGGTGGTCAACGGATCTTTGATCGGGTACACCCCCTACTCTCAAAGCATCCGTTGCGAGTTCGAGCTCCCGCAGCAAGCGATGTTCTTCTGGGATCGCTCGCGGGGTAAGTGCATGTTCACACCCCTTTGGGTCTCCGACTTGGAGAAGGACAAGAAGAGGGGCATCGGGATCAACGCCGGCACATGAGCGCGATGGATTGTTGCCTCTTCTGCCTCCGATGCCGCGGCTCCATCACGAGCGAGTTCTGTACCTACGGCCTCGCGCATGAATTCCCGACGCCCCCACCGCCACCGCCTGTCAAAAAGCGCGATGCGAAACTCTGCGTCGTGTGTGGCCTACACCCGGGCAACCCCGCATCCCAAACAAATGGTTGCGCGCACCAGTATTTGACCGCCGCACCCCCTAAGGGGTAGGCTACACCGTGACCGACCAACCGGAAGCTGGGGCGGCAGAGCCGGAAAACGATCTCGATCGGCTGGAGCGCAAGGTCGACGCGATCTTGCACATGTGCATCACCAACCGAGATCTCTCGGCCAAGATCGCGTCGGTGGTCGAGGTGGAGCGCCGGTTGGTGGATCGGTTCGATGATCGGTTGGCGCGCGCCGAAGCGCTAGAAAAATCCCTCGGCTCTACGGTGATGAAACTTACCCTTGCGCGGCTCCCGACCAGCATTGCCGCGGGGGCCATCGCGGGCCTCGTAGCGGCCGCAGCTGTCACCTACCTCCTCTTTGGTGGGTTCGGGGGCATCGCCTCGGCTCATTGAGCCCCCGTGATATTCCCTTGCGTGCCCGGCGCCGCGGTTGCGCTAAGCTCTTCATATGCCGCAGCGTCTGAAGAACACCAACGCCCAAAAAGACACCGTCATCGGCGCTAGCGCGAGTGACACCGCCCTCGCCGACCAGCCCCTCACCGCCCAGGGCGGTCCGATGAGCATCACCGCGACGCCGACCGCGGTGCCGGGAGCCTCAATCAGCGCCCCGGCCCTTCCGGCCACCCGAAGCTACGTCATCACGTACTCGTGCGTGCTCGAAAACAGCGAGAGCGCAACGACCGTGACGGCGCGGATCTTCGATGGCGTCGCGAGCGCCGGGATCGTGACGGAGCCCCAGGCGCTTGCCGGGACCGACACGCAGATCATCAGCTGGACGGTCAAGGTGGCGGGCAACGGCTCCGCGCGCACCTTCGGTCTCTCGTTGGCGGACCCCGCGAGCACCGCGACGGTTCCGGCGGCGGGCTGCACCGGCGTCATCACACTCTGGTAAGCCGTCACTCGCGAAAGATACCGCCCGGCGTTGCTTCCAGGGAGTAACCGATTGAAGCCCACCGCGCGTCAGCTCGTCGCCGAAGCGAATCGGCTCAAGGCCGTCGTCGTAGCGGTTCGGAGTGACATGCCCGAAGTCATCGACAATGCGCAGTACGCGAAGATCCACCGGGCCGAGATGGCCCATGAGGGGGCCCGGTGGCGCGCGATGGTGGCTCTTGCTGAAGAGGCGGGCCTTCTCTAACGCGTCGACGTAGGCGCCGCGGGTGCCGGCGAGGCCTCGTGGTGGTCCATCCCGGCGCAACGGCTCGCCAGCGCCACCACCACCGCGATCAGCACCATCCCCACCCAATGGGCGACGGGGCGCACGGCGGCCTTGGCCCACGGCGGGAGGGAGGGCCGCTTGCTCTTGACGGCAGGCGGGATGCCCATGTGTACGGGAATCCCCGAGAAGGGAGAAAAGGCGGTGGCCGGAGTGAGGGTCCGATCTTCGTGGCCTTGGATCCGCGACTGGCCTTGCTCGAGGGCCCGGAGGCGCTCCTCGAAGCGGTCGAACCGCCGATCGTCTTGCGCGTTGCGTTCAGCGAGGCGTCGCTCAAGGCTCCGTAGGGTGAGGCCCTCGCTCAAATCCCGCCCGCGCTCCGCGAGCATCTCCCGCATCAGCTCCCAAACGAGCTCGTTGGACGAATTTCGGTCGGGCATCCCAGTGCGTATGGTACAGCATCCTCATGTGTCCGCCCACCGGTAGTAGCAAAATCCCCCCGCCGCCTCCGCGCGAGTCGATCCCCGACGAGGAACCGACGAAACCCGACGGGTATAGAGCGCGGTGCCCGGCCTGCCCCGATTCGACCGGCCAGCCCACCGGGAAGGTAACTGTCGCGGAATGGGGGGCCTCGAGTGTCTACCGCTACGTCGAGCGGACCTGCGATATTTGCCAGGGCCTCAAGTGGATCGACCGTACACAGCTTAGGCGTTGGGCGGAGCGCCAGAAGTAACCGCGTCGAAGATGGAAAGATCCTTAGCGTAGTTGGTGTCGACCGGGGCGCCATTCGGGAGCTTGCCGCCGCCACCGCTGTTTTGCCAAAGCACCCAATCAGTCCACGGGTGGGGGATCAACGGGGCGTTCAACTGGTAGCTCGCGGCCCAGAGGGGGTAAGCCGCAAACTCTGGGGTGAAACCCACGTGCGCGGCCCAGTCGGGGTACGTATAGACGATGGGGGTGGCGTTGCTGAGGGCTTGGTACGCTGACAGATAAGCGAGGATCCACGCATTGATCTGACTCGCGGTGCAGCCCCACTTGGCCCAATCTTGGGGCGCCGGCCATTCGCAGTCGATACACGCGACGATGCCGGGGCCGGCGTGGTCGAAGTGAAGTTTCGCCTGGGCCTCGGGGGCACGCGACGGGTTGCCAACCTGGGGAGGGAGTGGGTAGACGAAGTGGTAGGCCGCCACCTTCAGGCCTGCGGCTCGCGCTCCCGCGACGTTCTTTGCGTAGTCGGGGTCGAACCCGGAGTTACCTTGGCCGCACTTGACGATCGCGAAGGTGTAGCCCGCGGCGGCGACGGCCGGCCAGTCGACGGCCCCTTGAACCGTCGAGACGTCGATACCCTTGGAGTAGTTCATGAGGCCATGCCGCCGCGCGCACTCTGGAAGGTCGCGTCGACGATGGCTTGGCAGGTCGGGCAACAACCCAAGAAAATCTCGCCGTGCATCGCGTCGAGGAGCCGCACAACTTGCTGCGACATCATCTGCTGCCACTCGGCGTTGTCGACGCTTGCGATGAGGAGGCCCATCGCGTGGAGCGAATCGAAGAACTCCGGGGCGCGCGCGCAAACCTCGGCCTTGTCAGCATCGCTCGGCACGTGGGCTTCGCCATCCAACAGAACCCCACCCGAATCGTCGAGCTCGAGGCGCGCCATCAGGTGCCCGAAACCTTGCCCAAGGCAAGAATGTTGCTCGCGACGGCGAAGAGCGCAAGGCCTCCGAGGCCGATGCCGGCGGTGGCGAGGCCGCTCAACCGGTTCTTCTCCGAAAAGATGCTCACCACCAGGCCCCCGACGGCGGTGACGGCCACCCCCGATTCCGCTCCGGTGAGGGCCCCGGACGCAGCAGGGGTCTGGGTGAGGGCCCCGGTGCCGGCCCCCACGAGCGCCCCCAGGATCAACGCGCCGAGGGCTGACGAAACGGCGGTCTCGGTCGAGCCGTAGGAGGGGTTATGGCGTACGCGGCGGCGGTTTCGTTTTTTAGCAGCGCGTTGTTCGCGGTATGCAATTGCGACAGCTTGTCTCGCGGGATAGCCCTCGTGCCGCAGTTTCGCGATGTTACGGCTCCGGGCAGCGTCCGTCGACGAGTGCTCGAGGGGCATGGGTCAAGGATAGCCCAGCCGAGCCCCCCGGGGTAGTATGAGGAGACGCCGCAGAGACGCAGGTCTGCCCCGAAAAAGGCCCCCTGCGGCGTCACCACCCCATGCCTCAGGTTGCAGCCGTCAAAACTAGCTACACCCCGTCCGTTGTCGCCGGGGCGATGATCTGGGCCTACCAGCAGGTCACCGGGAAGGCCCCTCCGGCGACCACGAGCTGGCTCTATCCCCTTGCGCAGAGCGCGATCGAAACCGCCGCGTGGGCCGGTTGCTACAACAACAACGCCGGCAACGTCACGACGGCGAACCCCAACACCGACCCGTGGATGTACGAGCCGGGGAACGCCCTCCAGTTCCGTAGCTACAACACGATCGGCGACGGCTGCGTGAGCATGATCAAGTGGCTGTCGTCGCACGGCACGTTGGCGTACGCCGACTCGGGGGATGTTTCCGGTTACCTCTCCAGTTTGCAGGCCGGCTGCTACGCGGGGTGCGGCGTCGCTTACCCCGACATCAGCGGGTACGTCTCGAAGTACCAAAACATAAGCCCGACCCCTTACCTGAATCTTCAAACGTGGCAAGTGGTGGCGATCGCCAGTGGGATTTTGCTCGGTTGCGGCTGCATCGCTTACTACATCGCCGAGGGTGAACTTCCAACACCGAAACGACTTGCGCAAGCGCTCTGAAAGAAAAAACGATGCCCCACATCCCCGGAAATAACCAGGTCGACGCTCTACGTGGGCAGGCCGCCATCAAAGGTGGCGGGGGCGGTGGTGGGGCCACGGGTGCCACTGGGCCCACCGGGAGTGAGGGCGCCACCGGGGCCACCGGAAGTGGAACCGCTGGAGCAACCGGGACGCAAGGGGCCTCGGGAGCCACGGGGCCTTCGGGGACCCCCGGAGGCACCGGCGCAACCGGCGCGACGGGCGTAGGAACCGTCGGGGCGTCTGGGGCTACCGGAGCTACGGGGCCCACGGGAGTTGGGGCGACGGGCGCCACCGGCACCGCCGGATCACCGGGGGGCGCCACGGGCGCCACCGGAGCTACCGGCGTAAACGGAGCAACCGGCGCCACCGGTACGGTAGGGGCTACGGGCGTGGGCGCGACGGGGGCCACCGGAAGTGCAGGCGCGACCGGGCCGGGCGGAGGTGCATCGGGGCCGACTGGGGCTACCGGAGCGACTGGTTCGAACGGAGCTACGGGTGCTACCGGAGCCGGTGCAACAGGGGCTACCGGCGCAAACGGAACCACGGGTGGGGCCGGATCGACGGGAGCCACCGGGGCGACCGGGGTTGGAGCGACTGGCGCAACAGGGCCGAGCATCGCTACGCCCGTAAGCGTCGCGAATGGCGGCACGGGAGACAGCACCCTAGCGGCGCATTCTGTCCTGATTGGGGCCGGCACTTCGCCGGTGACCCAATTGGCGCCCGGCACCAACGGATATGCGCTCATCAGCCTTGGCGCATCGAGCGACCCTATTTACGGCCAACTGGAGCTAAGCCCCGGGGGCTCCCAGGGTGTAGCGGGTACTCTCCCGGTAGCCAACGGGGGCACCGGCCAAACCTCCCTTACAGCCCATAGCGTATTGGTCGGCGATGGGACTAGCGCCGTAACGCTCGTCACGCCGGCTACGACCGGCTATCCACTCGTTAGCGACGGACCCACGAACGATCCAATCTTCGCGCAAGTGCTGCTCGGCGGGGGCGCGGCCGGTGTCGCAGGGACCCTCCCGGTAGGTAATGGGGGTACGGGTCTCACCAGCCCCGGGGCCGCCGGCAACGTGGTTCAGAGCAACGGATCGGCCTTGCAATCAGCGCCGGTGCCGAGCGCCAGCGCATTCAACTTCCACGGCGCGACCGTCGATATCGGTAGCGGCAATATCACGCAGATAGCGGTGTGCTCGGCAGTCGCCCCGGCGGCGGGGTTTTGGATCATCCAAGCTGACTTCTCTTTTCAAAACATTTCAGGGATATTCGGTACCAATCAAGTGACCGTGAGTTACGGGATCGGCTACGACACCAACAGTGCCTTCAGCTCGGGTAGTGGCGGGTCTCAAATCCAAGGCGCCCTCGCAGGCGCGCAGCAATTCAGCACGGGGTCTTCGGCCTACCGCGTAGCAACCACCGCGGGGTCTCATAATTTTTACGCCCTCGCACAAACGAGCGCCGCCTATAGCGCGGGCCTAGTGACAGCCGTTGCGGATATCGCTGTCGTGTGGAGCGCCACCTAAAAAAGGCATCCCCCCAATGAGCAGCCAAAATATTCCGGGGTCGAGTCAGGTTGACGCCCTCCGCAACGCCTCGTACTTGAAGAGCGGCGCGAGCGGCCCGACGGGGCCCGGCGGCGTCACGGGGGCTACGGGCGCGACAGGCCCCGCGGGTAGCCCGGGGGGCGCCACGGGAGCTACGGGTCCGATCGGTCCGGGTGGGGGTGCTAGCGGACCGACTGGCCCTACCGGTTCGAACGGAGCTACCGGCGCCACGGGGGCGGGCGTCACCGGCGCGACAGGTCCCGACGGGGCTACCGGAAGCACTGGACCCGAAGGCGCTACCGGTCCCGTGGGGGCCCAAGGGGCTACGGGCGCGAGCGGCACGCCGGGGACCAACGGGGCAACCGGAGCCACCGGAGCTGCGGGCAATACCGGCCCTACCGGAGCCAAGGGCGCGACCGGCACTGCGGGGCAAAACGCGTTCGGCGTCACGACGGCCGATTTCGTTCAACCGGCG